TCAGATCCATTGGGCAGACTCCTCGACCCACTCGGCAACTTCGGGCGCCTTCGAGCCCGAGGCTACGAGCACGTTGCGTGTGGCAGCCAGAGTGTTGGTCGTGCGCCGTGACCCAGACGCCGAAGGAAGCATCACGTACGCCTTGCGACCTGTCGCGCTGGCGAGTTCCAACTCCCCTTGCCTGGCCTGAGCGAGGGCCAAGTGCGCCGTATACAAGGCCCGGTTACGAGCCATACCATCTGGCAGGCTCGCAAGGGTGCGGTGCAAGCAGTATTCAGCCCTTCCGTGATCCCCTAGTGCCGTCCACATGAACGAGGACAGGGCGTCAAACTCGCTGCTGTCGTAGAAACTGACCCACTCGGGGCGCTGTTGCTCGGTGGCCCGCGCAAAGGCGCGTTCGGCATCGTTGAGGGCACGCAGAGCGTCGGACCGCCGCGCTGGCAGGCGTGCTAGTCCGTTGGCGTTGCGTACGTGCCCGAGAGAGGCATAGAGCGGATCTCGCCGTGCGACTGACGAGCGCTTCATCACCTCTGCACCTGCTACGGCCTCAGGATGGTTCTCCCGCATGCTGGACGTCAGGAACATGTGGTTCCAGACGTGAAACATCGCCTCGCTGTCCCGAGACAGGCCAGCGAAGGTCAAGGCTCTGTCGAGATGTACGCGCGCCCGCTGTGGTGCGCTGGCGTCGAGCGAAGCGAAGGCGGCGGAGCTGATGACTTCCGCGGCGAGCCGATGAAGCATGTTCCGCACGCGCGTCGAAGCCGTGGACACTGCTAGAGCGGACTCGATTCGAGAAGCCAGTTCCACCGCAAGGTTCTCCACCCTCTTCGAGCCCCGTCCCGCTTCGTCAGCCCGGAGATTGGCAACGTAGTCCTGATGGAAGCGCCGGACATCACTGATGCCAAGTCGCCCATGGTCGCTGATACCTGAGGTCCCGAGGGCTATGGCTGAGCCGCTCGCTGCGTGGAGGAACGTACGACGGTGCACAGGATCTGCCTCCTTCTTGCGGGGCACGAACCCTAGATCCTCGGAACTGGCAGTGAGTACCCGTTCCAGGGGGAGCCTGATGCGATCCTGCGGCCACTTCGTCTTGCCGCGTAGCCATCGGCGTACGTCCGCGTCAGTGACCCTGCCCAGCTTGCCCGTCAGAAGTTCGATCTCAGCATTGACCTGACGTGCTAACTCAGCCTGACCAATGCCGAGTTGTTCCATCCGGTCAGCAAGCTTCTCGTTGTCCTCCGGCATGTCCCCACGGTAGCCCTGAGCGACCCCACGGACACAGGTGAAGGTAAAAATCACCGGGGTCACGCAAGGGCGTTCCACCTTGTTTCACCTGTCTCGCTTCTCGAAGGCGTCGTTGACTGGTCGTCACCAGCCGGCACCTGGCAATGGAGGATGCGACATGGCGACGACAGAGCGCCGAAGGATGGCGGCCGACACGATCGCAGAAGCTGAGCGGGTTCGTGACGAACTGATAGCGGTCCTCAAGGCTGCGGGCATCGTCCTCCCTTCGCTCCGGATCGATCCGGCCTCCTGTGTCGGCAAGGCCCCGCCCCTCATCGAGCTGAGTCGCTGCAACTTGGAGACGGCCCGGAAGCTGACGGCGGCCCTCAAGGGGGCGTCGTCATGAGCCACCAGGCGCAGACCGAAGCCCCTCACGCGCCCAAGCCTCGCGAGATCGTGAAGGACGCTAAGGGCAACGTGGGTGAGGTTATGGGGTTCGACTTCGGTGGCTACCAACTCCGCCCTGTAGGCGGTGGCAAGGAGTGGCATGTAGTCCCGGAGGACGTCAGGGAGTGCCCTCAGGAAGAGCGGATGCAGGCGAAATTGGCCGTGGCCAACGCAAGGAGTGCGGGGGCGCTGTGAGAAGCACGTTCAGGTACGTCCCATACTCCGTGGCTCAGGACCAGACGGCCGCCACGGAATACGAAGTGGTCTGCGTCTCGGGGGATGAGGCGGATTGTGGAAAAGGCTCCGGTAGACACGACCACCCCGAGGCTGCTGAGGAGTGGATGCGGAAGCACACTCAGGAGACCCGGCACTTTCGATACCGGCGCACGTTCGCAGACTATGCCGTTTGGGAACCGAGGGACAGACTGCTGGCGGAGCTTGAGCCCGCCGTGATCAGCGGGGCTCCGAGCACGTGAACCCCTTCCCTGTTGCCTATTCGGCGGACCCCCCACAAACCGACGACGGCAACCATTGGGTCACTGGCAACTGCCTCCTGTACTGCCGCCGTGAGAACGCCCGTGTCCTGTGGATCGGCCCAGCGAAGACCCCTAAGGGGGATGGAGCCGTATTCGGCTGCGAGACGTGCATTGCAGAGCTGACCTACATGATTGACCAACAGCTCAGAAGCAAAGACTTGGGCGATCTCGTCGCCCGTTAGACCCGTGGCCCCTGTCGGATGTCCTTAGCGACCCCCGCGCTCTGATCCCGGTAGGGGTCACGGTCCCAATCCCTTGTAGCTCAGTCAGGCAGAGCCCCACATACGCCGATCCAGGGCGGACGTCACATCAGTGGGAGACCCCGGTTCAAGTCCGGGCAAGGGGACGGGCCTGCCTCCCAGGTAGGTCAGAAAGTGCCTGTCATTCGACACGAAGGAATGACCATGAACCAGAGCCTCACGTTCGAAACGGCGGCCGTCTCCGTGGGCGCGCTTGCGTCCCTGGTGGAGTCCGTGAAGCAGGACCCGACTCCCGTTGTCGCCACCGTCCGGGAGAACGTCCAGCGCTCCCAGGAAGGCGTCAACCGCTGCATGATGGGTGGCTGGACCTCCTGACCCCAGCCCTAACGGGCTGAATCCGAGTGTGCCCGGAGCGGCTTTCCGCTCCGGGCACACGTCGACACTGAGAGAGGTTCACATGCACTTCATGAGCATCGGCCACACCTACGAGAACATGGCCCGTCTTGTGCGGGCGGTAACCGGTGAGGTCCCCAGCGCTGCCACGCTGCCTAGCGCCTACAGGGCGACCATTTCCATCCTGCGGCCCATGCCGGCGGAGGGAACAGGGCTCTCGATCTCCTACGAGGATGGAGAGTGGGCGGCCCACTGCATGAAGCACGGAATCTTTGAGCACATCTTCAAGGGTGCTGGCACCACGGACGGACCGAAGCGGGAAGTCTGGGACGAGAGGGTGAACGAGGCCCTGGCGCTCATCGAGGCAATCAGTCCGGAGCTGCGGTTAATGGTTGACCTCCTGGTCACCGATCTCGTGATCGTCAACACCGGAGCAGACGGCGGCGGATCGGCCTCGCACATTCCCGGCGTGGTTGTCATGAGCCCTGGCCCCAAGTGGGGCGTTCTCGACTACGCCATGTGTCTCGTGCACGAAGGAATGCACCTCAACCTGTTCGTTGGCGACTCGGTGTATGGCACGTTCACACTGCCGTCCAGCGAGCTGGAGGCCGAGCAGTACCGCGCTCTTTCGGCCGTCAAGATCGGACAACGAAGGCCGCTCGACAAGGCATTTCACGCTGCCGTCGTTACGGTGCCACTCATGTTCATGGAGCATCACCAAGGAAAGACGACCTTGGTGGACCTCTACACCAAGTCGCTCCGCGACGCGTGCGTAGACCTCAAGAAGCAGCGCCCGCACTTCACCGAGTACGGGCGCATGCTGTTGGACGAGCTTTGCGGCTTCGGTGAGACGATCAATTTCGCTGACGTTGCCCGAGCCATCCGCGGTGCGGAGTTCGCAGGATACCGGCCGTCCGTGGCCGCTTAGGGCTCAAACAGAATCCCCGCTTCCCGTGCAAGGCTCAGGGCGAGTTCCATGGACCCTGGGCCTTGTACGGTTGCCCCCTTCAGACTTGCAGCCCCTCCAACGTCGATTAGGGTGCTGTTCTCGAAACGCACGCTGCCCATTTTGGCATTGGCGAACTGGGCGCCAGTGAGATCACAGTTCACGAAGCGCACGTTATGCAGCTCAGCACCTTGGAAGTCTGCTCCGACCATCTTGCAGTCATTGAAGACGACCGCATAGAACTTCATGTGGCGCATCATTGCTGGCGAAGCAATACAGCCATCAAGCCGCACATCTCGGAACGTACCGGACTTCCATGAAGAGCCGGTGATTCGGCTACCGCTAATGGTGCAGCGAATCAGCGATACGTCCAGTGCTGTTACTTGCGAAAAGTCGCACGTCCCGAAATGGGAATTACTGAACTGGCTCTGACGAAATCGGGAACCCGTGAAACGCAAGTTCTCGAAAACGCAGCCTTCCGCCTCCGCCGCCTCTGCCTCGATCCCAATGAAGTGAGTTCCCTCGAACTTGATGCCTTTGAGGATCACATCATCCTCTAGGCCGTCTCTGGGCATTTCTGCTGCACGGAGGTTAGGTGACAATCCGGGAGGGCTCGGGTTCTTCAAACGAACAACCCTTCCGCCCTGCCTGATGGCTTGAGTCATCTCGGAGGTTCCATCCCTCTTAGGACTGGTCCCCGCTAGCTAGAGCTGCGGGAGTCAAAGTCTAGTGGGTGAGCCGACTCCTGACAGACTCTTTCGGATGTCTGGTGCCTCCGTGACGGGGGCATAACCAACCCCGTCACAAATAACGTACGTGTCCTCTGAGCCACATCAGGACACGGCGGGTCGGAAGTGTGAGCCAGCCGACAATAATGTTGTTACCTCACCCAAGTGATGCATCAATAGGCGTCCGGTTCGACCCTCTTGAAGGGGCTGGGAGTGCCCGCGGTGAGGTCTGCCGGCCCCTGGGGAGCCGTGAAGCGGGTTGAGGGCGACTAGGGCTTGTGCCCTTGTGAATAATGTCAAACCCGTACACGGTCAAAGGAAGGCGCCCCTGCGGTCCTCGTGACAGCATTCTCGTTATATTACCCCCGTATTCATGCATCGCATGGGGTGCGGTAACAATAAATACTTGTGCGCTTGTGAATGATAATGGTGCATCACGTAATTGATGCACCAATAGCGCCCCTCGATTCGGCACTAGATGACACGTCATCAGGTAGCGGTGAGCTAGGCGACGAGCGCTAGGTGGAAGCATCCCCACCAGGAGCACGCGAAGAGGTCAAGAGGCGTGCCGTTATGTCCCTTACGTGGCTTGTAAGGGTAAAGCCCAAGCAAAGACTTGTGTTGCTGGGACGCGGTAGATATGCCCGACTATGTCCTATCGCTAATGAGCCTCAAGTGACCTGACCACTCCTTATGTCTTTACGCGTGCCCGTAGTGGGCTACTTGTGTTGCTGGGTGGCGTGACTTGTGTTGCTGGGATGGATGTGAAACAAACGGATCAGTTCAACGCCGCACCACAGCAGAGCGGCCCCGGAGTACCAGCCCAAAGGGCAGGCGGAAACGGGGATCACGCACAGACGCTGAATCGGTGCCCGAGGGCAAGTGAATGCAAGTGACATGAGCGGCAGTGCTCCGGACGTGAATGCGACGGGTGATGTCGGAACAACGTTCCTTGATAACTGGATAGCGAGTCTGAGAGACAGTCTGCGGACTAGTCACCTCTTGAGCGCGAGTATGTGACGCGCTCTCTGAACGGGCCTGTAGGTCTCGTGAGCCAACCGGCGCACCGTAGGTGCGTGTCAGGCACTCACCGGAAACCACAAGCCTTCTGAGAGCGTCTGACGGGGTCTTGCCTGCCGTGGCAAGGGCTAGCGAAAGCGCAGTGACGGGGGTGGCTTAGAAAGCGGCTGAAACCAGGCTCGGTGTCCTCTCACTCTCCGAGTGAGCACCCATAGGGCGGGCCTGCCAAGCCCAGACCCATAACCGGGATTGGTCTTCCGGGATGAATAGACCTACATGCCTAGCGAACGTGGCGTCAGACAAGCCGTGAAAGCCGTTGTGCGGTACCTACGGAACCAACCAACACAAGTGGAAACGGCGCGACTCATAAAGCGTGAGTGAAGCGCGTATGCACAACTGAGATTGCCTACGGTTCGCACGTTCAACACGACGCATCCGGCGCACAGATGAACGGGCACAGTGACTGATACTCACTGGCCCGTCAGAGTGCGCTTTAAGCGTCTGAGAGCGAGTGAGCCTAGGGGAGTGTCGGTTATGCAGTCTCGACACTTGCAAGGGCCCGTAACGGGCCGTACTGCGATCCCTAAGGGAGTCACATGAGACGGCGCGGAAGTTCAGCGCTAGCTCGGTTCGCGTTTCATCGCGAGCACGTTAACCATGACCGGTTTGAGGTGAGCATCACGGACGAACACGGACCGTTCGTCTATGAGGTACGCGGGTGGGCAAACCTCATCCGCACCTTGGAAGCATTCACCCGCAGTATTGCTCACCCCGGTACGGCATTGGCCGCAAAGGCCAGTCTCTACCGAACGGGCAATGCCGAGGTGAACGGCATCAACGTTCGCGTTACTCCGCTTTCGTGAGGAGGTGAATCCACTTGTGGAAGCCGTTGGTTGCGCTGGGTCTCCTAGCGCTCACAGTGGCAGCGCTGGTCATAACCCTGGCCTAGCCCTTTCGTAGGGGAGTCGGGTGCACGGTGGGTATAGGGGTACATCTACCGTGCATCCTCTCACCCATTACGAGAGACGTAATGGAGCAGGGGAGGAATACGAATGAAGACGTTTCACGGGTACCGCTATGCCGCTAGCTACAACGGGCCTAGCTACTCGGGTGGGATGAATTCGCACGTGGAGCTGTTCCGCAGCGTCGAGGCTGCGCGGGAAGCGTTCCGCTCTCGGGTGAACGGTTCCGGGGCATGGCCCCAAACCGTCACGAACGTGGAAATGGAAGATGGTGCGTTCATCGGTAAGCCGATGACTGAATCTGTCGTCTTTCCGGCCACCACGAATGACGACTACATGGACCTGCACGCGCTTGTGTGGCTAGAGCGGGAAGAGTCCTGGACGTACTGCGAGGATGCCGCTATCCGTTTCGTGGTCGGTGCCCGTAAGGAAACCGTCTGCACCGAGCGTTTCTGAGCCGTAGTCGGCAGTACGGGCACACGGAATAGGGGTACTTCGTGTGCTCCTCTGTCCACTGCGTACGTAGCGCAATGGCGAACGATCGGAGGGGCAATGGGTTACACCATTGAGCGTCGGGGACGGCGGGATTACTCCGCTTACCTGGCCATGTACGGGCACGTCTACGGGGACATGAGCGACCCTGCTAGACGGGAGTCGGTCATCCGTTCTCTGCGGCGTAGGGATGGGCTCACGCTGGCGGCTGCGCGCCGTGAGCTGTGGCGGGAGGTTACCGCCATGGGCACTGAGGACATCCGACACGCGCTCAGAGTCAAGCGCTATCAGATCGAAGAGTGCGGGAACGTCCGTCCCTGGAATGTCCGCAACGCGGATATCCGCATGTTCCGGACGCTTTCCCGTGAGCTTGCCCGCAGAGGGGAGAGCTGACATGAGGCGTCCGCAGACTCCGGAACGTGCGGCACAGCTCCCGTAATGACTGGCCGGCACAACGGCACAGCAGATTCAGGTTCAGTGGCACGGAGGTCTAGGGGTACGTCTCCGTGTCTTTTTCATGTCCGCTCACAGGAGCGGAGAGACGGGAGACAGGAAATGCAGACGACTTACATTAAGCGCGACGCGTGGGGTAAGGCAGAGACTCGCGCCATCACGGAGCCGATCACGCACAAGGGGGAGTCTCCGGAATCCCTTGTGGGTCGCCTGGTGAACGTCCGGCCGTACTACCACACACCTAAAGGCCGCAGTTCTCTTGCCCCCACGCGTTCGCCGTTCGTGTTTGAGGCTTACGTGATCGAGGCGCAATCGGAAATGGTCAAGATTCGGTATGCGTGGGCAACGGACACCGCTCCGTGGTCGCGTGAGGCCGTTTTCTACCCGCACGAATTGCACAACGTGCACGAGTGTGAGTGTGCGGGATGCAAGGGCGACGGAATCCAGGAACTGAGGGGCGCGTGAGCCATAGCTAGCGACCCGATATCGGGGGCAGAGAAGTGCAGCCGCTTACTGAGGGCCATTGCCACTCCGTCCCCGGTATCGGGCCTCTAGAGACAAGCTCAGAGGCTTTAGCAGGAGGTAGGGAGATTGCGTAGACCGCTGTTCACCATCGAGACGATTCGAGCGGCACACCGGGGGCTGCATGAACTCCAGTCCCTATCCATCACGTTCCTTGACGGAGAAGTGATCCTCAAGGGACGAGTGGTCGGCATCGGCAGCCGCATTGCGGCACGCACGGACATGCGGTTGCACGAGGATATTCACGCAAACCGAGTCTTGTCCATGGAAGTCATCTAAGGGAAGGGGCGCACCCAATGGCCGAATGGCAGCAGGGTGGTTATGACGGGGTCTTCTACCTGGGGAAGGAGGGAACGGAGGAGTACGGCGGTTACGTCGTCCAGGTGGACAGTGCGCCGAACCCTGAGAAGTGGTTTGCGTACGAGTACGACAGCGAGAAGCGTGCAACGGTATGGGTCGGTTGGGCGCCGACTCGTGAGACCGCACAGACGGCTGTGAAGGCGGAGTTCCTGTGCGAGATCTACCGCAATGATGAAGGCGGTCACTGCCCGTACCCGGGGGCAGTCGTCCGCACCACCCTGTACAAGGGTGAGCGACTGCGTACGGTTCTCTGCGGAGAACACGCGCACGTCTTCAAGGACTGGGACACGTTCCGGCTGGAGGAGTACCGGGGACGGTATGGGCTCCTTCCGAATGACCCGATCATCGGTGAGCGCATTACTCCTCCTCTGGCTCACCCCTCCATCAAGGAGTGCGTTTACGACGCAACGACCTTGACCGAGCGGAACATGTGGATTGCGCTTAACCGCGTGGTCCGTCCGCTGGCCGAACTCCAGCGCTGGAGGGCGCACTACGCGCGCTATCCGCTCGACCTGAATAAGGCGCCGTGCATCGACGCACGCGGGCAGTGGAAGCGGGCACAGGAGCACGCAGAGGGCATGTACGCGGTCTACATGCGCGAGGACCACGGGCAGGAAAAGGCCGCCCTCCCGAGTGAGTTGCTGCGGCTCATCGAGCGTGAGGCCGTCGAATGCCTCAAGACCAAGAAGGGCGGTAAGTGATGCGCCGTTCGTCTCAGACGATCGCAATGAACCTCCGGTTCTACGTGTACGCCAGTGAGCCGGGAGCGTTCTACAACACCTATCCGAACGGCTCGGGCTCCCGCCCGGTGCCCGTGGAATACACCCCGGGCGAGCGGGAGGAGAACACCCGTAAGCGGGATGCCGCTTTCGGGGAATGGCAGGAGCTTGACCCGGAGGGTTACCGCCTGTGGCAGCTGGCCAGCGTTGCCATGCAGGGGGGCGATTCCTCCGAACTGGCCGACGGATGGTCACTCATGATGGTCCAGCGTCACAGCGTGCGGATCGTGGACCCGTGTAAGTACTGCCGCCAATGCAGGGGACGCAACTCCGCTCGATAGCGGCGCAGTTTGGGGCACGGACGGATTAGGGGTACTCCGCCGTGCCCTTTGCTTTGTCTCTAGCGAAGGGAAAACCCATGGTTCAAATGACATGCGGTGCGTGTGATGGCGTAGTTCTGGTCACCGTAAAGCAGTGGAGGGAGGAGAACACCGTTCCCTGTCCGCACTGCCCGGATGGGGGCGTGGACCTTATCCACGCTCGCCGCCACGCGGACGCAACCTAACCGAGCGAAAGGAACCCGCGAAATGATGGAGAACTCCCCGAACATGCCCGACCTTGACCCCGTGCTCAAGACGGGAATGAGCAAGCGCAACATCGCGAGCGCTGAAAAGGCGCTCGCTCGAATCCGTGAACTGGGCTGGGAACCGTTGGCCGCTTACCCCGGAAGTGACACCCACTGGAAGGTGCGGTGCCTCCTCGGTTGCGGAGAGGACGGGAAGAACTGGGAAGGCGTCATGTTCTACAGCCACATGCGCCGTGCACGGCGTCACGCGGGATGCCTTCCTACTGGTGTGCGGGAAAAGGCGATTGAGGCACTGAACAACTCCCGCCGCTAGGCAGTGGGCTTGGGGCATGGCGGGTAGGGGTACGCCTCCATGTCCTTTGCTCATTGCCTAGTTGCGGAAGGGGTGCAATGAATCACTCGCACATTGCGGTTGGCCTGGACTCGCTCGGGGCCGTACGCGTGGACATCTTTTGGACGCCTGGAAAGGAGGGTGTAGAGCTGAACGTTCGGGACTTGCCCTCGCTTGTCTCGTACGGCATTTGGGAGGCGCCGAGACTGGCAATCATGCCTTACACCCCGGAGAGCGGGACGCTCCACAGTGCGGCCCGGTGCATCCTCGGGTCTCTCCCTGATCCTTCGTTCTGGGCGGCCTATGCCTACGGCGTGGCCTGCCGGAATGCGTTCACTTGGGTCCCGGAAAAGCTGGCAGGGGTGGCCTCATGAGGTGTTTCGAATTCTTCCCCGTCATCGTGACTCGGCACCCGCAGGACGAGGACCACGCTCCGATCCTGGAAGGCGAGATTCACACGCGTCTCTCGTACGCAGAGAACGTGTGCGACGGAGATTTGATCCTGGCGTCATTCGGTGATGACAGGCGGTCGGACTACTTCAACGACCAGTATCCGGCGAGCGGTTACGCCTATGACCCCGATTGTGGGTGCGGCGTGTGCTGCTACCTGTCAGATCATCCGGGCCCTGTCGTTGTCCTGGCGGACTGGGGCGGCTGGTGTGACCCGTGGCCCGCTAACGCACCCGTTCTGATCATCCCCACCGAGGAAAGGCGGATACAGGAATGAGAAAGCCCGAGTTCGTACCGGGTGACCGGGTCTCGCACTTCCGCGAGCCCGGCAACGTGGGCAAGGTCATCAGCCTTGAGAAGCGGGGATTCCGGCCCTTCCGACGCTGGGTCTACTGGGTCCGCTGGAGGCACGGTTACGCCCCCGTCCCGCTCTCCTACGGGCTGTGGCCCGTGTACCCGACGGACGCTCAGCAGGTCGGCCACGGTGAGGCCGCGTGAGTGCCGTCAAGGCTTGGGCCCTGGACGTACAAGAGGCCCAGGAGCGCGCGAGGGCTGCCGCCGGCACCGCGGATTTGTGTGCGCGCATGGACGCCTGGCGGGACCTCTGCGGCGAGCTGGGCGAGACGGCCAACGTGTACGCCTGCCCGCTCATAGCCGCCCGCGCTCTGGTGGGCGAGGCCGCCCGCGCATTCGTGGCCGAACAGAGAAGGGGAAAGTGAGTGAGCACGGAAACGCTGTTTCTCGACACGTCGGAACTCAGAGCGGGGGACGTCGTGTGTACGAATGGAATACGGGCCCTGCTGGAAGGTGAACCGAACACGTTCCCGTCGGGGAACTCCGGGACCATTCGCACGGTCTACGCGTGGAAGGCACGCGTAATCAACTTGGACGACGTGAAGCGGGATGGACTCGTTCCCCTCGGGTGGCTGTACCCGGACGTATGGGGCAAGGGCGCAAAGGGCGGGTGGGGAAAGGACTGGGACGCCGTCCCCACCTGGACCATTCAAGGAAATGACCTCGCTCGGTGGAGTGTCGAGCGTGAGACGGAAGGGGCTGATTGACGTGATTCAGATGGACGCCGTAATGCAGGAAGAGGCCGCCCGCTATCACGCGGTGCTGAGTAAACACGAAACCATCCTCCGGACCGCGCTTCAGGTCTATGTGGAACGGATGGAAGAGGCTGCCAAGGAGGCGCAAGCAGCCTACGAGGCCGGGCAGACGGACCCGGAAATGAAGGCACAGCAGGACAAGTCTTTCGTTACGAATTTCGGTTACAAGCACTCGGCCGAGATGTTCCGGCAGAGTGCCCACTCAGCGCGCAAGGCGTCGGACGACATTCTCAACGCCGTACTCGGTCCCGATGAGGACGACGAGCAGGGCTGAGCCTCTTTGGTGAGGGCTGGGACAGGGGTACTTCCGGCCCGATCCATGGACGCTCACACGCTAAGTGTGGACGTACCAACACAACAGAACAGGGAAGGATGGAGTGGACGAGAAAGCGAGATACGAGCCGATGGCTTACGGGCCCATCGGTGCGGCTGTGAAGGCCGCCATGCCTCACACCGAGGCTGATCCCATCGGCGTGTACGCGGCTGTACTTGCGCTGTACTCCGCTGCCGTTAACGGGAAGCTCACACAGCCGGACGGGCGCCCGGTAGTGGTCTGGACGGCCCTTGCCGGACGCTCGATGGTCGGTCGTAAGGGTTTCGCCCTGGCAACGGCTGAGACCGTTCTCAACAACGCTATCGGAGAGTGGCTTGCCCTCCGCCGGCAGGGCGGTATTTCCTCGGGCCCGTCCCTCGTGCAGACCCTTTACGAGACGGAACAGGACTCCCTTACCTCTGAGGGTGGGTTGGACGGCCGGACGCTCGTCATTGACGAGGAGTGGCCGACCACGCTTCAACTCACGAAGCGTTGCCCGAAGTACAGCGGCGTACTCCGTACGTCCTGGGACGGAAAGCGGATCTCCAACGTCACCAAGAAGGACGGTAAGCGCGTAGAGATCACCGTGAACGAGCCTTCGCTTGGCTTCCATGTTCACATTCAGCCCGCGCTCTGGGCTAAGTTCATCAGCGCGACTGAGGCACAGGGAGGCTCGTACAACCGGATTCTCCCGGTCATGGTCGAGCGCTCCAAGCGTCTCCGTCGACGGGATTACAGGGGCAGCCCGCTCGATGAGATCAGGGTCAGTGGCTCGCTTCGCTTGGCCTATGAGTGGGTGCAGAAGGAGCCCCGACAGATGGAGTTGAGCGACGCGGCAGCGGACCGGTTTGACGACATCAGCGCAGAGTACGAGGACGCTCTTGAAGAGCTGCCCGAGGACGTATCTTGCTACATCGAGCGTTCCGGGGAACAGGTCATGCGCGTTGCCTGTGTCCTCACTGCGGCCGAGCGAAAGACCACGATCACGGTCAAGGCGCTGGACGCTGCAAAGGCGTTCGTGGACTACTCCATAGCCTCGGTGAAACAGCTCATCTCACAGGGCAACGTCACCAAGTCGCGGACGATCCAGCCACTTGACGCCAAGATCCGACAGAAGCTCGAAATGTACGGCGGGGAGATGACGAGCACGCAGCTCTACCGCGCGCTCTCCTCTCGGTACTCGGCTGCTCAGATCCTCAACACGGCTGAGGACATGGCAGACGTTCAGGTTGTTGAGCAGCGGCAAAACCGCCCGGGTGCGAACCCGATGATCTTCCGGTTGGTGCCAGTCCTGCCGGAACCGGTGGCCGAGCCTGAGCCCGAGCCCGTGAAGGTGCCTGCCCAACGTCGGCCGCCTGCCCGCAAGGTGACTGCGAAGAAGGCTGCTCCGAGGGCGGCTAAGAGGGCTGTGGCTCCTGCAAAGAAGGCCACCGCGGCTTCCCCGCCGGCACGTCCCAAGGCTGCGAAGAGGACGGCAGCCAAGAAGGCAGCACCCGCCAAGAAGACCCCTCAGCCTGTCTCGGGCTGAGTAGAGAAGGAGGAAGACATGACCACAGACCTCAAGGACACCCTTGCCGGGCTGAAGGTGGGCGACTACGTGACCGCTACCGGCGTGGATACGCGCGGCCACGCCGTGACGCGTACGGGAACCCTGCTGGCCCCGCCGAAGGAAGTGACGGCCACACGGAACGGCGCGCGGGCAAAGGGAGTGCGCGTATGCGTCGGGGCCGCTGGCGTCGCCCCCTCAGAGCGGTCCACCTGGACCACCATTTACCCTGACGCTGGCTTGGTCGAGCTGGCCGAGGAGTCGAAGGAATTCGCCTGGACCAACAGCGAGTTGCGGATGGTCCCTGGTATCCGCGCGAACAACAGTGACGCACGGATCTACTTCGGGGGGAAGGGCGGGAAGCGGTCGAGCGAGCCGGATGAGCCCGTGATTCTCGCGGGGGTGACGTACACCGGTGAGGGCAAGTACGAGATCTGCGACGCTGACTCTGGAGACGTGCTGCTTACCTGCACCCTTCAGTCTCAGATCTGGTGGTTGCCTGCTCCCGTAGGCAAGGAGCCGCAGGCGCTCACACGTGAGGCCCAGGAGCACAACGAGCACCAGGAGCAGGGCCAGGACGTGACCGAGTACGGGAAGCCCGTCTATCACGTCGAGACCCGGAGAATCGTCGGATACCTCAGGCCGGATAGGTTCACGCCCATTGAGGACGTGCGGGCTCAGGACGAGCCCGAGTCATGAGCGCCACTGAGACAAGGGGACGAAGGACTGTGTCACCCGCCCACATGCCCAAGGCTTGCCGCATAACTTCCCGTGCGGTACAGGGCCGTTACGCCCCTCTCACTCGGAAGTGGTCAGAAGGGAAGTGGAGGGAGTGAAACGAGCTTGAGGGGGAGAGATGAGTGTGACAACCTCCCGTAACAGATGAGCGCCCCAAGGCGCTGAAGAGATAGCGGGCTCGTTTTCCGTGTAGGGGTACGACGGAAACAGCCCGATCCGTCAGATCCAAACAGATGCAGAGTGGAAGGCACAGACAATGGCTCAGAAGGTTCAGGTTCTCCTCATTGACGACCTTGAGGGCGGGAACGCTGACGAGACGGTGACGTTCGGGCTCGATGGCAAGGTCTTTGAGATCGACCTCAAGGAGGCCAACGCGGACAAGCTCCGTGAGCTGCTTGAGCCGTACGCGAAGGCAGGACGCCGGACGGGCGGCAAGGCTGCCGCTGGCACCCGCGGTCGGACGGGCGGCAAGGCTGCCCAGGACGGCCCGAGTGCTGACGAGATGCGCAAGTGGGCTGCGGCCAATGGGTACGAGGTCAGTACTCGTGGCCGTGTTCCTCAGTCCGTCCGTGAGGCGTATGCAGCCGCACACGCGTAAGCGCTGAAGACCTCATGAGGCTCAGTAGCGACTCGCAGTAGAACGAAAAAAAGCCCCCCTCCCGTTTCCGGGAGGGGGGCTTTTTTGTTGCTCTACCCACGGCGGACCCATCCGCCTCAGTCGATGTGCCGGCTACTTGTCAGCCTGGCCCCGAAGCTCTGCATCAAACGGAGAGTCAGCGTAGAGGGCCTGAAGGGTCTTGGTGTTCTCGTGCCGCTGCGCGGCCTCACCAACACCAAGGAGGACTGCTGAGAAGGTCAGCAGAGCCTCACTGGGAAGGTCTGGCCAACGGATCAGGAGAAGCGGCATAAAGGCCGCAAGGATTCCGTAGGTTCGAACGCCGTGCTTCGAAAGGATAGCGTTAATAGTGCATCACTCCTTGGTGCATAGTTACGGCGGTTAGCCGCCGAGGATGATGTGAGGGAGGAACCACAGATAAAGGGCCGTGAGGGCGACCGTGAACACGACCTTCCCGGTTCGTGTGTCGGTCGAGAACCATTCCCGGATGCGCTCAGAGAGGGTGTAACCCTCCTTGTGCCGGAGGATGGCCCATGCCTCAACGGCCGTGAGGGACGCCAGAAGCGCCCCCCACAACACGTCAGAATTCATGCAGCTCCTAGCTGAACAGTCGCTTCCAGGTCTCCGGGCCGGGGTAGCCGTCAGCATCCGATCCGGACCAGCCCTGAGCGAGCTGGAAAGCCCTGACCGCCGCACGGTCCACGGCCGTCCAGGTCGGGCCTGCCCCAACCTGGTAGAAGCGGCCGTAGCCCTTCTTGATGAGCTGCTTGCCAAGCTGAGTGACATAAGCGTTCTTCGCGCCAGTGCGGAAATATGCCGCACCAGGGAAAGGCGGAATCGACGGCTTCGGCTTGCTCGGTGTAGTCGGCTTAGAGCCGACCGGAGCCGCCTTGAAGATGGCTGCGGGGGAAATTGCACCGGGGTCCCAGTGGTCATTCCCTGGAACATTGCAGTGACCGTAGTGCCCGCCGACAGTCAGCCACTTGTCACGATCACGCTTGCTTGCGTCTCCGTACTCGGTAGCCAGAGCCATGACGAACTTGTCCGGGACACCCCACGAACGGATAGCCGCCATGAGCTTTCGGAAGTTCGGGCCCGGCTTCCAGTAACCAGTGAACGGCTTGCCGGCCCGAGCCAGAACCTCAATCTGAATGCACGCCCTACCCACGCGGTTAGTTCGCGTGCTGCCGTCGTTCTTGAGCGCTCGCGCGCTCTCATTGAGGGGACCGAACTGGCCGATCCGGTCAGTCGTTGGGTCATAGAGAAAGTGAGGCTCGGCGCCAATCTTGGTCAGGTAATCGGCAACGCTCTTGAAAGAGGCGTCACCGTCACCGGACTCGGTGGTGTGCCAGACAACCCGTGCCGGGGCATCCGGCTTGTCCATGGCTCCGCCAATGGAGCCGTCTCCCAGGCGCTCAGCGCCAGTAATCCAAGTGGTAGGCATTAGTCCTCCGTTGGGTGATCCGCCAGCCGGGCAACGGCAAGGCGGGCAGGGTCGAGAGAGGTGAGAAGCTGAATCAGCCTGGCGTTCTCGGCTTCAATTCGAGAGAGGCGGTTCTTAATCTCGGTAAGATCGCCCGCGAGACGATCAGCCCTTTCCTTCTGGGCCTCGGCCTCGTCGCGCCACACCTTCGCGGCGCTGGTCTTGTATGCGGCAAGGACAACCACAGCAGCCGCAACAACTGAGGCCAGGGTTCCCGCTATTGGGAAGATCTGAGAAAGGGGCATCGGGTGCCTCCTAGGGGCAACACAAAGGCGGCCACGGAAGACTTGCCGGGGCCGCCTGTGCTGGTGGGGTTAGACCTGTACGCGGTCCTCGGAATAGTTGTTGCCGGCGACCGTGGTCACGCCCGTCAGCCTGATGCGCTCGTTCGTGCCTTCCTGGAACACGCCTGCGGTGGCTCCGTGGAGATAGGCCGCGGTGACAGTCACGTCTCGTGCGTCAGCGATCCTGAGGCCGTACTGAGGTGACGTGTTGGCCGTACCGCCGTCGTCCGTGCCCACGTAGCAGGAGAGGCTCGTAACGACCACTGGAGCCCTGTTGAGCAGGGCCAAGCCTGCGTAGCCTCCACCACCAGGACCACCGTTGCGGCCGTCCCGACGTGTCTGGAGGCCGGTAATCAGGAACGGCCCGTTTCCGGTTGCGTCAACCTGGACGCCATCCCACCCATTACGGTCGGTCGAGCAAGCCGACATGGTCATAGAGCCCGATCCTGGCCAGTTGCCCCAAGCGCCCGTGAGGTGGAAGCCGTACCCGCCACACCATTCCGCGCGACATGCCTCAAGGATCGTGTTCGCGGAGTTGATCAGTCGGAACCCGGCAGCCCAGCAGCCAATGACCTGAACATCGATCATTGACAGGTCTGTCTGACGCTCAAACACAATCCCGTTGGCGTGGCAGTTGTCCACCATCACCGAGTGCAGACGCCAGGAGTAGGGCCACTCACCCCCAGTGTTGGAACCGGTGATGATGCCGTTGTTCGGCATCTTCCGAACGCACACGTCCCTGAGTACGACGTTCTGAACGTTGCCCTTGGCGTAGATACCGTCAAGGTTCCCGGTCGTCACCTTGGAGCCATCGAGCATCAGATTCAAAATCCTCTGCTCACCGTTGATCGCTGGGTGAGTTCCGTCGTTGTCGCCGATGATCTGAATCATGGCGCCCGTCGTCATCGACGGAAGGGCCTGGATGTAGCAGGGAAAATCATCCTCCTGCATCCCGGGGCCAACCATCAGGTTGGAGTGAGACCCCATGAGGGTGACTCCGCGGGGGAGGTCGAGCGGCGCAGACGTGCGGTACACGCCCTTGGGGAAGTAGACGACACCACCGATGCCGGCTGCGTTGATGGCCGTCTGGATAGCGGCCGTGTCGTCGGTGACTCCGTCGCCCTTGGCTCCGTACTGGGGGGACTGGACGTTGACCCAGTCGAGCAGGTCAGGCGGAGTGAGGACAGGAATCTGAGTCGTCGGTACCTTGCCCGTGGGGTCGAGCGTGGCCAAGCCGCCAGCACTGCCCCGAAGGGTGTCCAGCTCGGCCATGACAGCAGCTCGTGAGCCGTGGGGGTCATCAGCAGTTGCGTGGGCTGACAGTCGCTCGCCCACATCCACGGCCTCAAGCGAAACCCTGCCGCCCCCGAGGTCGAGCCACAGACGCTCCGCACCATCAGGGCCGTAGAAGGCCGGGATCATGCCGTTGCCGTCTGCCACGAGCTGACTGATTGGCACGCCCGTAGAGTCGGTCAGATCGGTGACTTGGCTGGCACCCCCAGTGGGCCCGTCCCAGACGGTTCCACTAGCGCCGGGTACGCGGACGCCCGCAGAGTCCTCAGCGACATCGGCAGCCGAACCACCAAATAGATTACGTGCCATGAGGCCCCCTATTCCTTGAAGGCGTTCGCCTCATACACGCCTGAGAAATTGATCGCGGCCTTTGCTGGGAAGGTCCGGAAGTTGTCGAGCCCCTGACCCGGGTTGCTCGGGCTGGGGATGTAGACCGCGAAGGATGCACGAGTAGCAGATGGAGCAACACGGCCTAGAAGGCTTGTGACCGTGGGATAGCCCCCACCCCGGGACGGGTTGGAGAGGTACCCGGTGATTACTTGTCCCGTCTTGCCGCTGGCAGGGACAGGAAGTGCCACAGCGTAAGCAACTGCGTTGTCCGAACTCATGTTGACGGCAAGATTGTTGGTGATCAACGCTGAGAACCAAACCGTGTTTGGCGCGATCCAGCGCCAACGGCCCAAGTAACTGATCCCAGAAGCAGGCAAATTCGCGTCAAAGTAGAGGCTGGGCTTGTAGGTTTGCGCCTTGCCGAGATCGCGAGCAACCACGTAGCCGTCTCGCCCTCGAAAGCCCTCCTGCTGCCGCTCGCCTCCGTCGCTATCCAGGTCGAGTGACAGAGAGCCCATGGGCAGGAACCGGGCAGAGGCGGCAGCGTTCCAGGGGAAGCTAGCCCGCGGGGCAGGGTTGAACGGAGCCCGGAGAGAGAAAGAGACTGAAACGTTGTTCGCTGCGGCATCCACCTCGTACAACACCATTTCCCAGATGCCGCCAGCCTGGCGCCGGGGAGTGGGCGCAATAGGTGTTGCGGCGGGCGTACCCTGCACCACAGCCAGATTCACAGCCGACTTTGCCATGTCTGCTTGAATGACGATGATGTCCTTGCGGGCGAGGGCGGTTGCGTTGGAAGCAATGGTCACGGCCTTGGTAGCTGTGAGGCTGTAGTAGAAGCCGCCCACCCACGCCTTGCCAGGGTCTATCTCCACGCTTCGGCCGTTGACAATACGAGCGGTGAAGGGCAGTGCCGTAGCGCTGTAGCTGTTGCCCGTGAGTTGGAAGTCCACGCGGTCTCCACCCCATAGAGCGGCCATGGCTTGCCACTGCGTCTGAGACACAACGGAGGTTCCGCCATCGGGGCTGTCCGCGTTGAACGGGTAACTGATCTCTGCCACGGTCACATCCTTGATTCGAGTCGGCGAAGCTTCTTCTGCATTTCGTAGACGGTCCGGTACAGGTTCAGAGGCTCACCGGAGCCCTGCTGACCGATCTTCGGATTCACGTCCTGGGCATTGCCGCCGTCATCCACGCTGATAGCGACCTCACGCACGACGTCTGAATATTCAGTGCCGTCCACGGCCACAGTCACCTTGTCGCCAACGAAGTAATCCCTTCCGAACTGGCAGTCGGTAGTGTCAATGGGGTAGATCTGAAAGTTGCCGGACATGACGCCCTCTTCGAGGGCGGTCGTTGCAGCTTCTTCAACCGCCTTCTTGGCAGCGTTGAAGTCGGCGGTGGTCATGGTGGGGTCTGCCTGCATAGGCAGGCCGGTAGTCTTGTCTACCTTCAGCGCGATGTCCCGCCGGTCTATGAACTGCTCGACCTGTATTCCCCATTCGGCCTCGGCCGCAGTGTCAACCTTTTGGTGGTAATAGCGATCCAGTTTTTCCCCAGCGCACCCAACAATGGCTCGTGTGACCTTGGGGGCGTTGAGGGTCCAGATGTACTCACGCAGGTTGCCGAGTTCCGGACTGAAGCGAACTCTCTTGGAGAGGTCCCGCGGCTCGAAGATCTCTAGGTCGAGCTTCTGTGTATCGGCGTTGTAGATGAACCGGTAGGCGACACCGCGGTTCTTGTACCACTCTTCGAGCTTGGCGCCGATGATGTCGAACCTCATCGAATCTGCCATCCCGAGGCCAAGCGTGGACGCAGTGAGGTTCAGCCCCGCAATCCGCCGGTCAGCAAGAGCACCAGGGCCAAAGGCCCGGTTCAACTCGGTATAGATCATGTTGCCCATAGAGCCGCTGTCCGGCCACTGCCGGGCGGGCAAGGTTGCCTGATACTGCTGACCGACAGGCTTACTTGGGTCGGGAAAGGCCAGGCGACGGTATGCAAGGCTGTTGTGACACTTGCCTGCGATGTAGAGCGAGCCGGGCCCCGTGTGCTGGATTTTGGTCCAGTATTTTTGGTACGTGTCCACCTGACCAGAGAGCAGGGGCTTAGAAACGCCGTCCTGCCAAATGGCAATGCCTCCTCCCTTCTCAATCAGGGCGGCCTGAGGCGTGTCGTCCTTGATGAGGAGCTGCCAGATTCCCTCTTGGGCAAGCCGCACGGTGAAGTCAAGCGAGATCCATTCGTCAATCTCACCGATGCGCTTCAAGTTCCTGTCGAACACCTCAACCCTGTAGCCCAAGGCTCCCCCTATACGTAACTTGCGAACCGGGGGCGGAAGTTAAGGACCACGGCGGCCATTCCTGCACCGGTTACCACGGATACTGACGCGTTGGTGTCGCCCGGTTCGACGGGCCAGAACTGAGGGGCCGTGTCGAGCTTGTCCCAGTAGTTCAGGCCCTGGTCATCCATGACGGTCTTCTTTCCGGGGCGCGTATCGATCGTCAGGACGCGACCAGGGGGGACGAGATCAGCTCCGCCGGCAGGCGGGGATGCCTTCACCATCTGACCCGTAGGGCTGGTCAGAGTGAAGCTCTTGATGGGGCCGTGCAGTTCCCAGACGGGCCAAGCCTCAATGTCTCCGGGATTTCTGATCAGAAGGGCTTCGCCAGGGCCGCCCATGACACCGCTACTGATGTTCATGGGGAAGAAGGCCGTGGTTGTGCTGAGCAGCGGGCTACCGGTTCCAAAGTCCCATCGAGCTGTCTGACTTCGGTCCGGATACCACCACGGGTCCATAGCCGTGAAATTCAGGCCGTACTTAGCCCAGGTGAAGCCCGCTGTGTCGGTGGACTCAGCGCCTTCCATGCCGCCCTTGTAGTAGGCATTGAGCATGCGGGTTTCGTTGTCGCCCTCGGTGAACCGCAGCACGCAGTAACCTCGCTTGGGGTTGAGGGCCTGAAAGAGCTTCCGCTTCAGTCCGTTCACCGTGCTTCGGTCGATGCCGTGCAGGTACACAGGGATCATGACCTCGCGTGCCGCAGCCCGAGAGGACCGGAATATGGAGCCGTCGAGATTCGGAGCGTCATCCGAGAAGAGGCCGAATGGTGGCATGTCGAGCCCCGTTGCTCCGGGCTGCATGATGATGGAAGGCCACGAGGGGCGGTCGAACACGGTCAGGGGGATCTCCTCCCCCTGACCGTTGTTCCCGGCGATTGTCACGCTGGTGTGGCCCCATTCGACCGGTACCGGTGCCACTGGCGGATTGACAACTGGTGGAGCGGGTACCACCTTCACCGGAATTGGCATGGGGCCTCCTTACAGGGTGGTGTAAAGGGCCTCTGCTGTCTGAAGGGCCCTCATCACTGCCTGAGGCGTCGGCTCGTTGCGAGCCTCATGAACGTGAATCTCGTACTTCTTTCCGTTGAGAAGGGCCTCCGTCTCGGCGTGGTTGAAGACGCGCTCACCACCACCAAACGCAACCAACTCACGCCCCTTCTCTCCGACCATTGCGAGGCCAGGAGACGCGGACATGGTTCCCGTCGCATAGCCGGTATTACCGGCAAGGACGGACTGCCAACGAGCCCCATAGCGATTCCTCGCGTAGTTGAGTCCCGCGTAAATATTGGCCAGAGGGTTGACGGAAGTGCCGTACAGGAATGGGCCAGTGCCCTTGAACATCCCGGCGTACGCCTTGTAGGTGGGACCAATGACCTGCATAAGGCCGACCGAGGGGTTTCCAGCCTGCCAATTGGAGTCCCAGCGGTTAACTATGTTCGGGTCTCCGCCGGACTCCATGTTGATCCGGTGCAGGACCGTACTCAGTGCGGAACCAGGTAGGCCGAGCATTTGCAGTGCCTGAGCGGCCACGAGACGCCACTTATCTGCACCCTTCCCCTGGGGGAGAGATGCCGTCGTGGCGTCGAAGTCGGGGACATCAGCGCCGACCTTGGACCCCTTCTTGAAGTCAAAGAGGCCCTTAGTGTTCGGCATGGATTCCTTGGCGTTATCCATGAAGCCGTCGAAGACTCGTCCGGCATAGCCCAGTGGGCTATCCTTGATCTCCTTTACGGTATCGACCATCCCGATAAGGTTGTTGTAGGAGCCCGAGACGATGTCACCGATATCCCCGAACACGTTGCTGAATGCGTCGATTGGATTGGTGATCGTATCCCAGATGGCTCCAAGGGAGTCACCAACTCCGGAATACAGGTTGTCCCAAACCTTACTCAGGGTATCCATGCTGAACAGGTGGCCAAGATAGGTCTTACCTCGGTCGACAATGTTTCCATTGCCCTTCCACACGTCATCCCAGAAGTAGTCAGCTTGGACCGGAGCCAAAGCGCCGCCGAGAATACCGGCAGCCTGACCAACAAGGGTCGGGACCTTCTTGAGGACAGTGAAAACGTCCTCGGTCATCCAGTCATACATCCTACGGAACTTGGTAGCAGCAACGCCACCGCCGAAGCGGGCCGAGCCGTCGCCAGTACGGAGGATTCCGCCCTGAACACTGCCGCCGAGTCGGTCAGAGGAGCTGTCCAGCCCCATCGTCTTGAGCATGGCCGTGCCCACGGGGTAAATGTTCTGGAGTGAAATCAGTTCCTTGATCTGGTCAAGGTCGAACTTCCCTCCACCACCAGTACCGCGAGCATGGCGTGAGATCTTGCCTCGAACCGCAAGAGAGTTCCAAGCGTTGATCTTCTCTTCACCAATGGCGTTGGCAACCTCGGGACGAAGAACCGCCTCACCTGGAGTGAGGAGGGTCGGAATCTTGTCCGCCCATGGCTGGTAGCCCGGCATGACCCCCGCGTAAGACACGTCCGATGGGCGCATCATGCCGCCTCGGGCACGACCCTTCTTCTTCTTCGAGCCGCCGGAACCGCCTCCACCAGGAGACTTATTACCGATCCGGTCGAGAGCCCCGTCAAGGCCGTCACCCTCGTCACGGGCCTTCTTCAGGGCCTTTTCGAGAGCCTTCACGGCATCCGTGATCTTCTTGAGAGACCTACCGTTGAGGAGTCCGATGCGGCCAGCAACGGAACCGGCACCGGTTCCCTGACCGATCTTGTCGTAGACATCATCAGCGGCATTCAGGAGCTTCTTGAACTCCGCTATGACATCAGTCAGTCGACGTTTGTTGAGGTTCGCAGTGCGGCCAGAGGTCGAGGACGACATAGCGCCATCACCGATCTGGTTCGCCGCCTCCTTCGCAGCGTCCGTCATCTCACGGATGGAGCCAGTGACACCCTTGACGTCCTTGCCGTTGAGGTTGCCGACCCGAGTGTTGTCGCTCGTGATCTGCTTTCCGGCATCCTCAGCGGCCGTCTTCAGCTGACCGAACTCCGCGGTGACCGCATTGAGGTTCTTGCCGTCGAGAGTGGTGACCTCGTTCTTGACCTTGCCCAGCTCCGAGGCAACATCCTGAACAGACTTCCTGACCTTCTCTAGCTCCTGGTGGAGCTGGTTGAGGCTCGTGTTGTTGGCCTGCCGCGCCTGTGTCTGGACCTGATTGACCGCGTTCTGAGCCGTGTTCGCGGCACCCTGCACGGAGTTCTGACCGTTGCCGGCCAGCGCCGCAGTGATCTGCCGCATGGACTCGCGGTTCGCCTCACGCAGCTCGTCCCGGAGCTGGTTAGCCGCGTCCCGGGCCTCACGGATCTGGTCCTCAAGGGCCCGGATCTGTCGCGCTCCATCGGTTCCACGGGAGTCACGTCCCATGAAGCCGTCCAGGAGACGCGTGCGAGTTGAACGGTCGTCGCCCTGGCGGTTGTCCGTCCGCTGCTGGCGGTACGCCGCTCGGCCTGCCTGGCGTGCGTCACGGCGAGAGCCACCGTTGGCACGGGACTCATCCCGAGCGGAACGAGCTGCGGCACGCTGGCTACGGACATCCCGCTGTCCTTCGTACGCGCGGACACCAGCTCGTGTCACAGCAGCGGCAGGAGCGAAGAGACGACCAGCCAGGCCCACAGCCTTACCGATCACCTTGGACAGAAGCCCCACCGCGAGGATCAGAGGTCCCCACTCAAGCAAGAACTGTCCGACCGCTTTCGCTACATCAGCCAGCCCAGATTCCTCAAGCCAAGTGGCAGCCCGATCAATGGTGCTGATGAACTTCCCGAGGGAATCCAGGAAGACACCGAGGAAGTCATCAACCTTCGGAGCCCACTTCTTTGCAAGTGCCTGGACCTGGTCCAGGATTCCGTCCTTGCCAGCAAGCTTGTTGCCAAGGTCGGTGTACTTGTACTCCCCGCCCTTTCCTTCCTCGACGAAGAGATTGCCCAGCTCGAATGAAGCTCGTTCCTTCATCTGCTGGAGTCGACCGGTGATGGTCTGACTTGTCATCTTCTCGGCGAAGCCCTTTGAACCCGCGCCCGTCTGGTTACCCTTGTACTTCTCGGGGTTCCAGTAGTTGAGCATCGCACTCATGATCTGGGTACCGGAGACGCCACCGCCCTTGGCAGCGGGAGTACCGATGACCTTCCACATCTTCTGAGAGTTCTCAAACCCAAGGAGCTGAGCCAACTCAGAGGCAGGCATACCGGATGCGGCAGCGAGCTGCTTCACGTTCTTCGTGGGCGCCCGGTCCATATCCATGATCATGTCCATCGCGTACATAGCACGCTGGAACTGCTGCGGATTCAGGTTGCCGGCTCGCGCCATCGAGTCGCCGATGGCCATGATCAGGTCAGTGGTCTTGCCAGCCGCCTTATTGGCGGCACCCGTTCGCGTCTTCGCGTCCTTGCTGTACCAGTCCTTATCGCCACCGGCCACAGACCGAATCAGCTTCATCTGATACTCGTGCATGACATCGATCGAGAACGGTGTATCGATAGCATAGTTCTGGATGGCGGACATCTGATGGGCTGACACCGACTTGGAGACACCCGCAGAGCTGAGGCCAAGCTGACCCAGGAGACGCTTATCAGCGTTCTGGACACCGATAGCCGTAAGAGCGGCACCAGCGGTAGCCAGGGGAGCCAGGAAGCGCGTCGAGAGGATGTTTGCGGCCTCGTTGATGGACTGTCCGACCTGATCGAACCAAGTGCCCATCTGTTTCAGGCTGGTGCCCGTCCGGGTGAAGTAGCTCTGAGTCGTGGTGTTGGTCGTGTTGATGTTCCGGTTGATGTCCCGGATCTGGTCACGGAGCTGCACCATGCGCCGCTGCTGGTGAGTAATGCCGTCCTGCAGAACGGCACGCTGAGCGGCTGCCTGCTCTCGCAGAGCTGCAATCTGCTGACGAGCTGCTTCACGCTGAGCGGCTACCTGCTGCCTCAAGGTCTCGCGCTGAGCCTGGAGGGCAAGCCGGGCCTGGCGGTCTGACTCCTGGCGCTTTTCCCGCTCCACGCGGTCGTGCTCGCGCTGACTCTGAACCTGAAGCTTCCTGCGCTCGCGCTCCAGGCGCTCAGCGGCGGTCTGCCGCTCGCGGGCGGCCCGCTCCTCCTGGCGGACAGTCTCACGGAGAGCCGTACGGGTCTGGGCAGAAGTCTCCTCCAAGAGCTTCTGCTTCTTCTCCTCGGTCTTCCGGTACTCACGGAAGCGCCTTCCAGCCTCCTCGCCAAACTCTCTGGTGATCTGCCGCTCGATCTTCCGCAGAGTCTTTGCCGAGTCGACCGCTTCCTTCTCAACGGCTTCCTTGGCCTTCTTCGCCTGCTTCTGCGTTTCCTTCGGCAGGCCGGCAAGACCTTCCTTGACCGCCTTCGAGACTTCCCGTGAGGCTGTAGCACCGAGCTTCGCCATCTCGCCAGAGACCTTGCGGCGAAGCTCCTCCACGTCCTTCTGAAGGACCTTAGGAATGATCTCGATGTAGCCAGTGCCGACCTTGATAGGTCCGCGTCCCTCAGCCATGGGACCCCCTTAGAGGCTGTTCAGCCGCCCAAAGAAGGCCGTGAGTTCGCGCGCATCGCTGAACTCTGGCTCTGACGTGGGCTGCGGCTCGGGTTCACCGGGCCGCGGAATCGGTGCAGGAAACTCAAGGTCGCGAGTGTCGTCATCGGAGACATTGGCCTTGAGGAAGAGGAAGTTGGAAAGCTCAAGCGCGTCAGAGATACGCGCGAGGAAATAATCTCGCTCAGCCCACTTGGCGCGTTCGTCCATGGCCATCAGGAGAGTTGAGCCTCCCGGCTTGCTCAGCAGGGATTTGATGAGAACGCCCACACGACGCAGGGAAAGCCGTCCACGCCACAAGTCCAGGAGGTCAACGCCGAAGAACTCAAGGAAATCCGCTTCCAGTTCATCAGGGTAGGTCTGGATGACGTAGACGACTGCCATTAGTTTCCCGAGTCTTCGTCCCGTCCCTGAGCCTCAGACATCCGCTTGGCGAACTCGCCGAAGTCCTCAATGTCCGGACGGGTCGCAAGGTACGCGGCCCACTGGTCCTCACCAAGGATGAGCTGAGTAGCAACCAGCTCGTCATCCGTCATCAGAACCTCAAGAGGGAAATTCTTCGGGTGGGGCAGCCTGAAGGTGAGCCCGCGGTGCTCAAAGGTGGCAAACGCCTTAGTCGCCTCGGCCTTAGCCGCGGCAACCTTCTTGGCGCCGTTCTTCTTTGGGCCAGACTTCTTCTGATTGGACATGGGGCAACTCCTTGGGTGGGTAAGAGAGAGTGCCGGGGACGTACCCCCGCCCCGGCTCAGGGACGACTCTTATGGAGTCGCAACGATGTCGTCGTTGGTCAGCACGTAACCGAGCTTGCCGGCGGAGTCCAGAGCCTCAATCGTCAGCTCGTACTTGCCGTTCTCGGTACGGGAAAGCTGGATCGCCCCACGGTCCGAAATCATGGCGCGAGGGATCACGCAACGGCTCCGAACCGCACCCTGATTCCAGTCCACGACCAGAGAAAGTTCCTTCAGGTCCGGAGTGGACGCGAGGTCCAGCCGGAAGACGCCTGTACCAACAGGGGTTGGGTCAGTGGACATGATCTCGACCCACTCAGCGCCCCAGAACAGCTCAGTCGTAACCTCGTTGGTCTCCTGGAGCGTGGCCTTCACGCTGAAACTCGCAGAGGTCACGTTGTAGAGAACCGGGACGGCGGACTGCCACGCATTGACGGGCTGAGTCTCGATGGCCGGTGTAAGGGTTACGCCGCCTTCATCTACATAGCCGAGTGCCCGGTAGCCAGTTGGGGCGGTCACGCCGTCGCCCAGAACGACAGGCGGCACGAGGCTGCCAGTCGCGGGGGCTACGTAGATAGTGCCGTTCGGAGCGAACCGAATCTTCTTTGCGTCATTCGCCATATGGGATCTCCTCAGGGGCATAAAAAGGCCCCCAGAGAGGGGGCTTCAATCCGAGCCCTCTAAGGCTCGGAGGGGTTGTCAGGATGCGGTGTAGAAGACCGCTACATGCCCGCAATAGACGTGCTCGCGCGAGGAGTCGTCAGGGTCGTACGTCGGAAAATCGATCTCCGCTACATCCAGGACGAGAGCACCACTGGCCGCGGTGTCAGGAAGATCCTCCAAGAACTTCTCTCTCACGAGAAGCGCGAGATCGACAGCCTCTTTGCGGTCCAGCGAGTAAGCGGCGTACTCAACGTCAATCCGGTCCATCCGGTCCCGGACAACGCGGAAACCGCCCATGTGTTCTAGGTAGATGGCCGTCTCGCCGGTAACGTGGTTAGTAAGGTCGCCCAGCACCGATCCGTCAGGGATTTCCTGGATGGAGTCGAGATATTTGACCAGGAACTCGATTGGGTCAAGCTTCATCGCACCCTCATTCTCAAAAGGGCGCCCTTGAGGTACCTACGGCCCTTGACCCTTCGGCCTCGGGGACTGGTGAAGCCACGCTCTTGCAGCATGGCGTGACGAACCTGAGGGTCGTCCTCGATCACGACGTTGCCGAACCATCCGTCATGGTCGAGCCGCACATACGCCTCGATGTTCTTCTTGATGGCGTTCCAGGGCAGGGACTTGTGGCCCCTACGCGGCGCGTCAGTGATGGCCCGGTGCAGCAGTTCTCCTGTGTGCTTGGCAACCAGCTCGCGGACACCTGGGAGGGCCAGGGCTTCACGTTGCCAGCCCTGGTGAAGGGTCAGCTTGTTGCGGGCCCTCTTGGAGTCAGTCATCGGAGTGCCCTCCAGATGGTGAGCTTCAGGTGCCGGCGGGACGTGTAGCCCCAGCGTTCGGGCTCCCCGTCGACCTCGTACATGTGGCCGTTGAGCTTCACCCTGTCGCCCGAGGCGACCGCGGCCGTGTACGGCAGGAAGACCGTGAGCCGTTCCTGAGAGATGTCACGAGCTGGAGTGAAGGACTCAAACGCCTTGTCCGGCTGAACGCTGGCCAGGCCAGCCCAGACCTTGTCGGCCCGGTCCCAGTCCGGCCGGGAGGTGTAAGCCGACTGAACCTTGGTGAGGGCCCGCCAGACCTCTACGGGGTCAATAGCCGAGTACATGTCGGCTCTCCCTCCGAAGAGTCATCACGCCAACGCCCCGACGCCTGTAGGGCTTCAGAGCGGCCGTAGAGATGGAAGAGAGGGACTGAGCCGAGGAAGCCCCGGCGAAATTCACCTCGACTTCTCCCACGCGCTCTGACTCGATGCCTGGTGACAGTGCCATCCAGCGGATGACCTCAGAGCAGGCAACGGCTCTCAGAGTGGCCGGGGGAGTCTGGTAGCCCCAGGAGCCAGTGAGGGTCACTGGGCCAGTCGGCCAGCCGTCCGCGTGCACGAGCTGCCGCCCGTTGAACGTCCAGCCGGTGAGGGCCTGGCCGTCGACCTGGACGGCGGAGACGGTTGGGAAGGTGAGGTATCGACCGGGGATAGACAGGAGACACCCGCCCTCGGCGTGCAGGGTCAGGCTCTCGTCCTGGCGCCGGTCCAGCTCCCTGCCGCAGTAGTCCTCTATGAGGCCCGTAACGTCTACGAGGAAAGCAGATACACGGGGGTGCTCGTCCTGAGTGACAGGCCGCCCAATGCGGGCGGCCACGTCCTCAACTGTTGCCAATGGCATGAGACCTCCCTAGGCAGCTAAGGGAGATCAGGGGGTTGCCGTCTCCGTAATCGAAATCTTCAGACCGCGAACAAACTTCTCACCGATGGTTGCACCGCGGACGCTGTAATCCGGGTCTTCCTTGACGGTCGCCATGCCGTACATGGTGTCAAGGCCGATGGTGTCCATCTTCTTGTTGTAGTCGTAATCAACCAGCATTCGCGTGGCGATGCCGTTGACGTTCTGGATGGAGCCGGTAACGGCACCCATTGGCAGCGCCGGGCAAGCCGACGCAATGAGCATCGCGCTCTTGTGGAAGAGGTACATCTCCAGCCCGAAAGCGTTGTGAACGACGATGTCAAAGCCGTAGATACGGCCAACAGTCGCCCGACGCAGAGCGTTGGTGTCGCCCGAGTAGTCGACAGCTACGAACTCGGGGTCCTTCAGGAGGATTGCCTCAACCTCAGGACCGGCAATGAGGAATCGTTCAGAAGCCGGCACCAGCGCAAGGTTCAGGTTCATACGCGCATCAACCAGCGCGGTACGAATGCCAAGCGCACGCTGAGTCAGGTTCGCCGCAGTGCCGTTGGCCGCAGGAATCGACACGGTGAGGTCTCCGCCAACTGCGTTCTTCTGCCCAGCGGTCAGGCTCGACCGGTTGATGTTCGCCTTGATGAACGCCGCAACGGTGTCGTCAAAGTACTCAGCGAAGCCGCGAGTCAGCTTGGAAAGAACCTGAGCGCCGAACTGCCTGAGGTCAAGCGCCACGGTTTCCATACCCAGCGCAGTAGCGTTCTGGGCAAGCGTGGTGAGCTGGACCGGGAAACGCGTCTCGTTGATGAATCCGGCAGGCGCCCGGCGGTCCGCGCTCGGAAGAGGACGGTCCGACGCAGCCGCAAAGACGTTCTTGTCACCGGTGATTGGGTTGGTGACTGGGGACGAGATACCGCCCGCCTGAACCGGAATACCGCGACTCTCGCGGTTGACGTTGATCACGTCACCGACGCCACCAGTGAAGTTCAGCTCAGAGTATCGAGCCGGAATACCACCGAGGGTGAGCTGACGGTCGAGAATCCCCAGAGCAGCAATGGTGACCTGCTTGGGGTCAAGATTGAAGTGATGCGTGGTAGCCATTCAGCCTCCAAGAGGGCATAACAAAAGCCCTCCAGGGATGGAGGGCTGTGCAAGATAGGGAGAGGCTTAGAGGAAGCCCCCGCCGGAAATGAAGTCAGCCAGCTCGTTAGGGTCGAGACTGGAAAACTTGTCGGTGCCACCTCGGTTGTGACCTGCGCCCGCAAGATGCGGGAACTCCGATCCGGAAGACTTAGGCAGAGACTCAATGAACGACTTAACGGCGTCCGAGTCGGGGCGCTCGTTCTCGCCCTTGAACCGGGCAAGGTCAAGGAACTTCAGGTCAGGAAGTTCCACGCCACCCGTCGCGGCCTGGAGACGAAGCTCAGCGGTCACAAGCTCCTGGGAGACCTCCCCAAGTGCGGACGTCCGGCCCTCGGTGCGGGCGGTCTCAATGGCCGACTGCTGTGCTGCCTGGAGCTGCTGAAGCTCAGTGCGAGTGCTGTTGAAGTTGCTCTCATTCTGGCGAGAGAGGGCCTTCCACTTGTCGCGGTCGGCAATGGCCTCTTCCAGAGTTGGACCAGCGGGAGGAGTCGGCGGAGTCGCCGGGGGAGTCACAGGAGGATTTCCCTCAGTGGACCCGGTACCAGGCTGGGCAGTGCCGTCGTTCTGAGTCGTCATATGGATTCCATTTCGGAAGGGACTCGCCATTTCGGCGGGTCAGTTCGTAACCTCGTGAATCTTCCGGTTAGCGTTTCCGGAATTACCCTGCGGAGGCTTGATGGCATGGGAGCTCTGTGGTTCAGGCCGCGGCATGAGCTTCTGAATCTCGGCAGCCGCCTGAGCGTCCTCCTTACGCATTTCGCGGAAGGAGTCGATCTGAGTAGCGGAGAAGCCAGCCTCAGCCCACAAGACTTCCTCAGGGACATTGAGCTGTTTGAGCTTGAGAAGTGCGTCAACGTGCTGCGCTTCGGTGCGGTACTCGGGATCACGCCAACGTGTTTCCATCTCAAACGCGTCCTTGCGCTTGTCCCGCTTCACAGCGAAACAGAGACGAATGACCCGCTCCCACGCCTCACCGAAGTGGAGCATGCGTTCCCGGACCTTTGCGACTAGACCGGCCTCAGCCGAAATGATGGCCTCACCCGATGGGGAGTTGGACGAGTTGACCAGGAAGTAATGGCTTGGTACCCGGCTGACACTCGCAAGGTGCTGAACGAGCATGTCCACGAGCGTGACGTAATTCTTGAGGTCGGCAGCCGCGAAAGAGCCGAACTTGGCCCCTGGGTCCTCGGCCTGCAAGAGCTTGTCGTGACCGACGTTGAACGGCTCAATCGGGTTGCCGTTCGCGTCCTCCTGGATCTCCAGGCCAGTCACAAAACGCTGAGGGAAGGCAGCAAACTCGGAGGCCGTCAGAGCGTCCATGACCGTCTTGTTGATGGCGTCCTGAATCGGGATGCAGTTAGCCAGATCCGAATACGGCTCACCAACGAGTCGAGCACGATTCTCGAAGGGCACCACAGGAACAACCCCGAGGGGGTTGGGCTCCCTTACACCCTGGTCCCATTCGGTCGTGCCGTACGCGACCTCATAGACGTAGTCCTCAGTCCACAAGGTGACCTGCTGCCGGCCCCACGCGTCCAGCTCGAACCGAGCGGCGGCCTCCAGCTCGTACAGGCTGCCCGCCTTGTAGCAGACGGCCATGCGCTCGCCGGAGACCGGCGTAATGGTCGGCTCGCCGTCCTTGTCCGCCCACACCACGACGTAAGCGCGCCCCTGAATCAGGGCTTCAAGGTGGACGGCATTGGAGTAGGCATCCATGCAAGATCGCTGCCAGAAAACCCGAGCGTCCTTGTCCGCGCCCTCATCCCCAGGGATACGGAAGCTGTCAACGTTCAGGCGCTCATTCGTGGCATCCACGATCATGCCGCAGAAGTTGTCTCGCCACTGTTCAAAGACACTGGCAAACGCTGCCTTGTACCGCATCTGGGAGAAAGCGAGCTTCTGTTGCTCTCCTTCGTAGTACTCCGAATACAGGCGAGACGAATGGTTCGGGGCAGGGATCTTCCCGTACAGATACATGAGCCACTGGTCTGGCGATTCCGGCTTGCCTATGAAGGCTGTATGGCTTCCTGGGGGAACAATCAATGGGCCTCCTTCAGAAGCCCACTACGCGTGACCTTCTAATCTTCAGTCGTCCATCTGCGATGGCATCGGCTCTGGCCTCCAGGGCGAGAACTGCACAAACGGCAAGGTCGATCTTCCGCTTAGAGCGCGGACTGTCTTTGGTGATGAGGAGTCCCTGAGGAACCTCACGAGTAACGGCGTTCAGGACGTGCCGAGTTAGCCGGTGGTCCCCGTCGTGTTTGAGATCGCCAACCATGGCGGCAGTGCGGAAGCGCTCAACTGCCTGGACCATGCGAGTCGGCTTGTTCGTCCAGAACTCAAACACGGTGTCGTCTCCGTGCTCGATCGCCCAACGGCCGATGTTCTCTTGCCAGTAAGGCGGGTCGGCGTAGAACCACTCAACGCGGTAGGTCTTGAAGGCCGTATTCACAGCGGCCTCTACCGAGAGAACGTCAACTTCCCAGTCATCAGGGGCGTGTTCAGGTCGTTCCCAGATACCGAGGACGAACAACTTGGCGTCACGCAACCGCACTCCGACAAGGCCCGTAGCGTCACCGCGGATCGACCCGTCAAAGCCGATGGCTATCTGGTCGCCTGGCGTGATCGGGTCGTCGTCCCAATAACAGGCGTCCCACTCGGTCTTACTCATCCAGCCGTCAGAGGACTCAGCAATTTGGTTGAAGAAGAACCGGCAGTACGTTGAGTCCGGAGTCGTCCTGTCGTACAGGATGGTTCGTGTCAGGCCGTCGACGTCGGCCCATGTCGCGTCTCCGTACGCCTCTATGAGAGAGGCACGAACCGCGGCTTCATCTCGGATGTCTTCAACGTCAATTGAGCCCTCTAGGCAGTCGTACAGCCAATATCCCTGAGTCACCATGTCGGACTCGTGGATGATCTGGGCCACGCTGTCTTCGTTGGGGTTATACGCGTTGGTCGTGCAGACCCAGCGGGAACCGGCCCTACCCGTCTTCTCAATGTTTCGCTTGATGGTCTGGTAGAAGTCCGGGCCACCGTTGGAACTCACCCAGTGGTGGACCTCATCCATGAGAGCGAAGGTGGGCCTGTTGCCTTCATTGGTCCTACCGGCGGTGGCCTTGGGCCTGATGGAACCCGGCTTGCCACTCTTGAACTGGACAATCGACTTACCGATGTCCAGACCGTATTCAGCCTCAGCAGGAGACTCCGAGAGCATGCCTCGGATCATGTCTAGGGTCTGGTCGGTCTGATCGAGCGCGGTAGCGCCGATCTGCACAACGGGCAGAGGGACGGTCTTACCAACAGGCAGGCCGAACGCATCAAAGTGGCTGAACCGACACGGACCTAGGAACTCAACAATGGCCAGAGCGGCAAGGAGCGGGGTCTTCCCCCAGCCCTTCGCGCGACGAAGCGTTGCCGCCGAATACTTCCACGAGCCATCAGGGTTGATGGCGTAGAACCAGAGGACGAAACGAAGTTGCTCAGCCGTAAACGTCCAGGACTCACCGGCCCTGTCTCCGTCTGGCTGAACGATGTACTTCTGAGCCCACCGAATGATCTGGTAGCCCAGCGCCTCATTTGGTCTCGGAACCCCTGCGGGCAGATTGCCTGTCTGCAAGGATCACCGCCTTCTAGGAGCCGTTCAGCAGCCTGTAAAGCTCCTCGTCCATGTCCACCTCCGGAGGTGCCTCAGAAGGCGCCTCGGGCTTGGTCTCATCGGTCTTCTCAAAAGTCATTCGGAGTCGGGCACGGTCTTCCACCGTGGCGCCCCACTTGGCAACCCGCTGCCGGATCTCACCGGCTAGCTTGAGGTCCCCAAGGAAAAGGCCGTCAACGAGCTTTGTCGTCAGCTCCAGTTCGGCCCAGTCGGTTGCCGTCCATGCCGCTGTCTGCGGGGCTTGGCTCCAGGTCTTCCAAAAGCGCTTGGCTCCGCCGGTCGAGATACCGAGGGCCTTCGGCAGCTCGCGGCCCGGCTGGGTGCCGGCGGGCAGCTGCTGCGCGTGCGGGTGAGCATTGCGGCGTACAGCGTTGTCCTTGGGGGCTGGTCCCCGCGTCATCGCAGCCTCACCTCCGACACCTCGATGCCGTACAGGTCACCCAGCTCCTCAAGCTCAAAGAGCGCGTCCTGACGCCAACCCCGGTTCCGCTCAGCGCGGTTGGGCTCGTCGGCCGTCCTCAGGCGTGGGCCCTCGGGCTCGTCCTGGTGCATCGCTGCATCACTTCCTTGAGGTAACAACAACAAAGGCCCCCTGACGGGGGCCTGGTGGTGGTCTGATCAGCAGGGCTCGAACCTGCGGCCTTCCGGTCCCAAACCGGACGCTCTTCCAACTGAGCTATGACCAGGTGGCGGTACCTTGATCCTGTGGAGGGACCCAAGTACCTGAAGATTGCCGACGACATTGCCGAGACGATCGGTGCTGGGGCACTCGCTCCGGGGGAGCCAGTGCCTAGTGAGACAGCTCTGATGGACAGGTACGGCGTCGCAGTTGGCACCGTGCGTCATGCCATGGCGGAGTTGCGCACGCGCGGTCTCATCGAGACCCGCCACGGTGCAGGCTCCTTCGTCAAGTCAGCCCTGCTAGAGGGCAGCGTGCCCCTGTCGCCAGATCTCTTGGACCAGCTCAGGGAGAAGCACGGCCTGACGCGGGAGGGATTTAAGCGCGCTATGCAGTCAGCGGAAGTTTCGATCACAGAGGCGGACTCGGGCGAGTACGCATTGACGTACCGCATCCCTCTGAGCTGACTCGTACGTCCGGCTTCACTCAGCTTCCCTCTGGACGGAGGTTGCGCTGGCACCCCGTACAGGGCGGTACGAGAACGCGGAGCCAACAGGACTTGAACCTGCGGCCGTGAAAGAGTCATGTACCTGACGAGCGCCGGTGCACTTGCCAACTCGCCGCCAGGCTGAAACTGGCAGACAGTCAAGAGCGAAGGCGCGAAACTGTCCTACGACATCGGGGGGATGGATGACGGATCTATGGGCGGTTTCCGGAACGGTTGCTACCGCTGGAGCGACGTTGGTGGCGCTGTGGGTTGCTCTAAGGGATGGTCGACTCCGAGACGAGGAGCGCCGAGACTCAGAAGCAGCCCAGGCGCGCCTTGTCGCGATTGACTGGGAAGAGAGCAATGATTGCGTCATTCGGAACCTCGGGACCCAGCCTGTCTTGGACATCATTCTTGTGAGCGTTGCTCTAGTTGACAGCGAGGGCGTTCGATGGATACCCCACATCGACGACAGGCTTCAGTTTCCGTACAGAGTTGGCAGGATCCTACGGCCGGGGGCCTCATGTGAGATCCCTACTCAGCGACTCAGACGTGAGGGAGGTGGCGATGCCGTCCGGGTCCCCAGACACATCAAGGACAACGGCGCGAAGCTCGATATGACGATTCAGTACATGGACGCTCAAGGCCTGTGGTGGGAGCGGCGTAATCTTCAGCAACCGCGGCGACTGTTCGCCCCGCCGGAATTGGCAGTCCGGCGGATCGAAGGCTGACGAGCGGCGCAGGATTACCCCAACTTCCGGGTCCAGGGCCCGGCGTGCTGCCAATTGCACTAACAGGGAAAGTGGGCGCGTTACGGGATTCGAACCCGCGCTACCTCCCGGAAGGGGAGGAGTCCTGAGCCACTAGACGAAACGCGCGTCTCCTCCGTCCCCTGATCAGGGGGAGTTTCAGAGACAGGGGAGCTACCCCACTGCTGACATGGCTGGACTCGAACCAGCAACCTGAGGATTAACAGTCCTCTGCTCTGCCATTGAGCTACACGCCATAGGCGAGACGGCTGAAGGCGCGAGGGGATTTGAACCCCTGATCTCCGGGCGCCTTGCCCGGCGTACCTCCTGGCAGCACTTCACGACCACCGCTCTAGAAACGGTCAGCCAGTCTCGCTATCCCGTGATACGCGGCACGGGCACCTCGTTGACCATCCCGGATTTGAACCAGGGACCTACGCCTTATCAGGGCGTTGCTCTCACCAGACTGAGCTAATGGCCATTGAGTCGGCCCCGGTGGACTTGAACCACCGCCTCAGGGATTTCACTCCTGCGCTCTCCCCTGACTGAGCTAGGGGCCGATGGTCCCGACTGGGTGAGACTCTTCCCCCGCTCAACGGGGGCATTACTTCTCTCGTCGTTCCTGCTGCGTCTTGGCAGAGTGGCAGGGCCGGCAAAGGGTCTGGGCATTCTCCAGAGTCCACGTACCGCCAAGGGCAACAGGGATGATGTGGTCCACCTCCAGGCCCTCACGCGCCGCGCAGCGGACGCAGGCGAAGCCGTCCCGGGCCAGGGCACGAGGACGTACCTGCCGGTCCCATCCGCGGTCCCGGAGCTGGTTCCTGGCGCTCGTTCGAGCCCAGGCCCGTTCGGCAGGGGCATGCACTGGGCATCGGCCAGAGCGGACGGTTCGAGAGGTGCAACCCTGGACGTAGCAGATAGAAGCCGCACGGGGCATCGCCCACCTCCCCCTTCTTGATCAGGTCGTTACCTCAACTTAGGATCGCCTTGCTCGCGTAGTCGTAGAGAGTGGCCCCGGTGGCTGCTGATCTGGCACCGGGGCCACCGCCCCCTCTGGCGCTCTACCTGGAGCAAAGTCGACAGGGAGACTGCAGCAGGGGGAAGTTCTCAAGTGAGAGGTACATCTAAGACGTTGTCTAAGAAGGGAAGCGTGGAGTTGGCAGTTCCTCTTACATCAACAGATTCTGTTGAGTAACTGTTGGTAACTAGACTGTGTGCAGACTGTTTTAGGTAAGTAGTGTTCTTGGTTGTGCTCTCATCCTGTATGTACGTGTCCTCTGGGTCATGTGAGGACCGAGGAGAGCCGGACTGAGACCTGGATCACACCCGAAGGGGCTCACCGGAGCAGGTTCCTGCGGGCCGAGTAAGCTACGCCAAAACCCCTGCGCGCGATCCGATGGGATTGCTTAAATTGTTAACACCGAAACCGGCCTCTGAAGGAATCATGTGATGGTCCTCCCCGACAATCTGACGCTGTTGAAGCATAATGCGGCCGGGATGACAGAGCCGGAGATGGCTAAGCTGTACGGTGTTTCACAGCAGGCAGTAGCCTGGAGGCTTAACGGGCTTGGGGTTTACAAGAAGGGGCGCAAAGCGCCTGTCATGTCGCTTCTTCCGTGGGATATTTCCGCGCATCCCGACAAGAAAAGGCTTTCTAATCAGAATAGCTTCGCGGGCCTGCGGAGCTTCCTGAGGAAGAAGTTCGGGGAAGAGTTGTCCGCCAGAGCAGAGCTAGACCTTCGGGCATTCGTTCGGCACCTTGCGGCCGGAGAGGTTCTGGCCCTCGACGAGGGCCGGGGGTTCATCTACGTTCCTCGTTCGAGCGAGGATGGCAACCTTGTCATTCGATGGCCGGAAGGTCATGAAAAGCCCGACTCTAGGGCTCTGGAAATGCTCACCTGGAACCCTGCGAACTGACTCAAAGAAGCGCCCACTCTGGATACCGCGAGTGGGCACTGTTGTTTCGCCCTAGTCGAGCTTGCGTTCATCTGAAGAGTTCCACCATGCGCCGAGCTGGAACAGACTGGTACACCCTGTAGCGCCGTACAGCTCTGCCATGTCTTTATTGACGGTGCTCAACGAATATCCTGTGTCGCTTGCTATCTGTTTCAGGTTGCGACCGCTCTCCAGCTTGCGCAGAATCGCGCGAGACCGCTGCGTGGTAACGGTGTCCTCGGCGATACGTGACCGCTCACCCATCCACGGACTCGCCCGCTCCCACTGGTGGTCAAACACCGTTGCCAGAAGGGCGAGCATCCCGGGATGGGTGACTTTGAATCCAATCTCCTTGTTCGGAGGGTCGTCGCGGTAGTCGGAGATGATTGCTATCGCGCCGTCGATAAGAACTATGCGGATGAACTCCCCTGCAACCGTCCTGACTTGAGCGCCGTGGGCGCTCACAGCCTTGGCGTAATCCTGCTCAGGTTGCCGGAACCGAGCACTCTCGTGGTAAATGGTGCGCTGTATGATTCCGCGTTCTAGGTTCTTGATATCCCTTTCCTTGCTTACCGTAAGGTTGTGTGCCGGCCGAGGAATGGTCTGGGCTGTGAAGACATGGGAAGTGGCTGATGCCAGGGACTGAGCGAAAATCGCGTTGGCTGCACCGGCGTTGGGAAGGAACTCGATACCGCCCGCGTCGAGGGCCGTCCTGATCTCCATGGAGGCAAAAGCCGTGTCTAGCTGTGCCATCCGCTCAAGGTGGTGGGCGACGGCAGCGCGTTCCGCGGCCTGATGTGTGCGCCGGGCATGAGCCGGGTCGCCCAGCACGTATCGGCCGCTGTACGACTCAAGGACAGCGACGTCGAGACTCACCAACTCGGCCAGGCCGGGATGCCCTTCAGGGAACGTCTCTCTCTGAAGCAGACGAGGAATCAGCAACTCCGCTTCTGGGGACAGCGTGAAAGCAGGGCATCCATGGGAAGCTTTGTCCGGATCATGCACGTTTGCTCCCACATCTTTCTGTAGTGCACATGAGTGCACGTGCTTTCGCTTGCCTCTGAGGGGCCTCTCGTGTCCTGATCTAGACACAGGGGGCTGACATCCAGCCTACAGACCGTGAGGAACGCGCTCGCTCGAACGTTCGAATCGCGGGTACAGTCGGAGGCTGAGCGGTTTCAGTCGCAGGCGGAGCCCCCTAGCGGGGACACGCATGCGGAGGGGACCGTTCCTAGTTTCTCACGCTGCGTCAACTTGGTTCGGATGACAGGAGTTGCACGTATGAAGAGGCTACGCACTAGCCGGAAGCGGTTTGCCGCCCTTGTCCTGGGGGTGGCGACACTGGGAACGGTCTGGGCGGGACAGCTAGGCGGGACCGAGACCGTTCGGGCTGACCCGAACTGGGGGGTCGTTACTGCCTCAGACGCCACCGGGGACGTGCCAGGGGACGTCACGCCCGCAGTGGCCCAGGACCCGACATGGGGATGACGGGGCAGGCGTAGCGAAGACTGCTCATCGGGGGATGGGCTGCGGCGCAGCCGGATTACCTGAGGGACGGTGCAGCGAGTTCGAAGAGGCTCAGGCGACGGGGATCGCATGCCCGTCGCCTGGCCTTCAGTACTTTTTGGGGGGGGCTGAGAAGTCCATGCACAGGGGTGGGGCAATCGTTAACCGGCGCAGCCGTGAGGATCTGCTGAAGGCGATTAGGGACGCGCCAGGCAAGATGAAGGAGGTGTACCGCTCTGATTCCGCGCTCATCCAGCGAGTTGACATGCGTGTCGGCGGCTCTTACTTCATTGTGGTAGAGAGTGATATGACAACGGGCGAAGACGAGTTGGCGCTAGGTCAACTCGTTTCTGTCCTCGGGGGATCATGGCGCAACCGAATCGTGGAGACAGATTTCTTCGGCCGCAAGCACCCGGACTTCCCTTGGTCTTCGTCCTTCTCCGTGCATGTCCTACACCCTGAATGCCCACCAGGCGAACCTAGAAGGAGTGTCCTTGTCTGATAGATACGGCAGGGTTGCCAATATGGCTCGTTCCGTGAGTCAGCTTGAGCAATACGGGAAGTGTGCAGAACAGTACCGACTACGCCGGGTGGAAGGGGTTACCCCTCGCCCGGCAGCTTGGTCTCATCAGGGGACCGCCTTCCATGCGGCCTGTGAGGCTTTCGAACTGGGCGGCCGGCAGATGTCTGCCATGGACGCCGTAGAGCTGTTCAGCACCGAGTACAGCGACGCGGTGAACAAGGCTCTGGACAAGGAGCCGGACACCGATCAGTGGATGACGGCTGGGCCTGACGGCACGTCGGACATTGAGGCCCGGTACGTCCTGGGCCAGGAGCAGACGGCCGCTTACGTCCACTGGGCGAAGGAGAACGGCCCGAAGATCTGGAAGGCTCCTGACGGCACGCCGGGTATCGAATTGCACTTGACAGCCGACATCGGCGGGGTCAAAGTCCAGGGCTACATAGACCAGCTCGTTGCCGAACCTGACGGCTCGGTGCGGATCAGAGACCTCAAGACCGGCAGCACGAAGAGCCGGTTCCAGCTAGAGACCTACGCCGTCCTCGTGCGGAAGGCCCTCGGTCTGGACGCCCACCGCGGGGACTGGTACCAGGCCAGGAAAGGGGGCCTGACCCGCCCAGTTGACCTCTCGGAGGTCACGGAAGATGAAGTGGGGGAGAAGTACAGGGAGATGGACCAAGGAGTGAAGCGGGCGGAGTTTCCGGCGCGACCGGGCTTCAACTGCCGGTTCTGTGATGTGTCCCACGCATGTGCCTTTCGTCGTGGCTAAAAACTTGTGTTCCTGGGACGATCCTGAGCGTAGGCTGAAATCAGTCCCCCGCCCTTCCTGGGCTTTTTTTAAGCCAAGCAACTTGTGTTGCTGGGAACGGCGGGGGTATCCAAGGGAAGGGGTAAGCCGTGTTCTCTCTCGCTCAGTCGGTAGGTATTCGGGGGGCAGCAGGAGAGCCGATCCCCAATCCGTACAAGTCGCTCTCGCGGCTAGAGGTGGAGTTTCGACGGGCCGAGTTCTCTTTGGTCGTGGCGGGGCCGGGCACCGGCAAGAGTCTCTTTGCCGCCAATCTCGCCACCCACGGCAATATGCCGTGCATGTATTTTTCGGCCGACAGCAGTCCGGCCACGCAGACGGCAAGAGCCACCGCCATGATTACTGGCGATGACGCCAAGGCGGTAAAGGACTCGCTTTTGAACGGCGACTTCTCCGAGTATCTGACGATGCTCGGTAAGCGCTGGTGGCTGCGGTTCAACTACTCAGCACGGCCCCGTCTTGAGGAGCTGGAAAGAGACCTTCTGTGCTACAGGGAGGCGTACGGAACGAGTCCGCATCTCATCGTGGTGGACAACATCACGAACGTGGACACGGGGACTGTGCCCGATGCGGAGTCGTACACATTCGGGCTTGAGGGCCTGTCTGAATACCTCTCGGAGATGGCCAAAGCGACCAATGCCCACGTGCTTGGGCTCCACCACGTCACGGGCGAGCACTCTGACGGCCTTAACCCCATTCCGCTGAGCGGGGTTAAAGGCAAGGTGCATCGAGTGCCCTCTCTCATCCTCACTATTCACAAGGAGGCTGACGGGATGAACTCCCGCATCCTTCATGTGTCCCCGGTGAAGAACCGAGAGGGCTTTGAAGACTCGTCGGGGGGCACGTTCGCGAGCTTCCGGCTCAACCGGTCCAACCTTCGGTTGGAGGAGCTTGAGGAGGAGCTACCCGGCGTTTTCGCCGCCTGAAGACTTGTGTTGCTGGGAAATGAGGGGACTTCGAAGATGGAAGGCAAGGAAATGAACCAGGGGCTCAGGGGCGGGTTTAAGGCGGAGCGTGAGTTTGGTTTCCAGCTCGAAAGCCGCTTCCCGGATCTGGACCTCTCTGAGGTTGACACTGACGGTGTCGCAATCGTTGTGAACATCGACAACCCGAGGCGTCTCAACCTCTTCCAGCTTTCCAAGGTGCTCATCGGTGCCGCCAACGGGGGAGTGCGGACGGCGGTAATCAACTTCCAGGGCCGGAACATGGCTGCGGCAATCCCGCTCTTCAACTTCTGGGCACTCGTTGACGAGAACGCAGAGCTGAAGAACCAGTTCCGACTGGAGACGGCCATCAGGACGGGGGGCTAATGGCCGAACCCCGTAAGGGATACCGGGAGTGCACGAAGTGCGGGAAGAGCAGGGCTGAGAGGTTCTACACCTCCTCTCGGGGGAAGGTCTGCTCTTCCTGTCGCAAGTCGTCCAGAAGGGCGGCAGCACGCAACGCGCGGATTCAGAAGACGTATGGGCTCTCCGCCGAGGACTACCAAAAACTGTTTGAGTTCCAGGGCGGACGATGCGCTATCTGTCAGGAGACGCGCAAAACGAATCTGGCGGTTGACCACTGCCACAAGACAGAGGCCGTGCGCGGCCTTCTATGTGCCCGCTGCAATTCGCAGCTCCTAGCACGGGGGGCTAGGGACCGCGCGCAGGTTCTACGGCGGGCGGCGGACTACCTAGAGAGCTATCCGGCTTGGGAAGTTCTCGGACCTCGTTACACATACGACAGGGGGAGCGGCAATGGATGAGGCCAAGAGGAACACGGGCATCTGATGGCATCCGAGGAGGGCGGCCAGGGGCCGTCATGGTCGCGTAATTGGGTCGGCAACCACCACACATGGATGGGTGCGTACCGCAAGTACGACTTTCCGGTAACCGTGAGGCGTATCGGTGAAGACAAGCCCGCAGAAACCGCCAATCGCTGAGGTACTGGCGCACTACTACGGGCTAGAAGTGAAGGCATCAAGGGGACGGCAGAAAGTCTGTTGTCCCCTTCATGCTGACCAGAACCCGTCAGCGTCCGTGAATGTCGACAGCGACCGATGGAACTGCTTTACCTGCAACCTGTCGGAGGATTCCTTTGACGTAGTCATGCGGGAGGAGAACATTGGCTTCTCTGAAGCCCAAGAATTTGCACATCGCCAATTCGGTGGAGATTGCCCGGACGTACCACGAGATGTACCCGGGGAGTCCGGCCGAGGCGTACATCAACGCTCGTGGTCTCGGGGAAGTGGCAGCGCGCTTCGGCCTGGGGTGCGTCGCTTCGGCGATACCTGGTCATGAGCGCTACCGGAACCACATAGCGATTCCTTACCTTCGCCCTGCGGGTGGGGAGGACGCGGTAGCCACCGTTCGCTTCCGCTGTGTGGCGGACCAGTGCGTAAAGGACGCGAACGGAACCTACTACTTCCTCAAGCGCGAGAAAGAGCGTCACGAGGGCCATGGCAAGTACCTGACTATCCCGGGTGACCCGCCGAGGTTGTTCAACACGCCGTCGCTTATCCAGACAAGCCCTCACCTCGTGGTTGTTGAGGGCGAGTTCGACGCCATGACTTGGGAGTTCGCCGGCGTTCCCGCGGTGGGGGCGCCTGGAACTGGCACGTGGCGGGACTACTGGTCTCCCGCCCTCTTCGGCTACGAGACCGTGTTTCTCATTGCCGAGGACGCAGCCGGTAGCACATTCATGGATCAGCTTGCCGCAGAGATGCCGAACGCCAAGGTAATTCAGATGGCTGAAGACCTTGACAGCAATCAAACACTTCTCGAATACGGCCCCGCCGTGCTCCGCGAAAGGATCGGGCTATGAGGTACGTCGTCGGCGACAGTGTAAAGGTCATCGGGAACGGCGCGCATTCCGGCTACCGAGGGCGGGTTTTCTCGGTGAACTCGCACATCACTGCCCCTTACCCATACGGGGTGAAGCTGCATGTGGGAGGCCGGTTGAAGTATCTCAACATGGCTGAGGACGAGTTGGAGCCGGACACGAGTCCGGTTGATATCACCAAGACCGTAGACCATCCGGCCCACTACACGTGGATTCCGAATGGAATTGAGGTCATCGATCTCGTAGAACATCTCAACTTCAGCCGGGGCAATGCCGTCAAATACATCTGCCGAGCGGGCAAGAAGAGTGTTTCCACGGAGCTGGAAGACCTGAAGAAGGCTCTCTGGTATGTCGAGCGCGAGATACAGCGCGTGGAGAAGCGTGACGGAACGCCGAGTTAATTGTGCCCCCTCACAAAGTGAGGTAGGCATTACAAGAACGGGGGTGGGCGCGTGAAGCGAGTTGTGGTCATCTCTGACCTGCAAGTCCCGTACCACGATCCCAAGGCACTGAATAACCTGGTCACCTTCATCGGGGACTATCAGCCCGATGAGCTGTACCAGATCGGTGATCTGAACGACTACGAGACTCCAAGCCGCTGGAACGAGGGAACACGGTACGAGTATCGGCAGCAGGTCAAGAGCGATTCTGAGACCACGAAGCGCAAGGTTCTGGAGCCGATTCGAAAGGTCTACGCGGGACTCTTCGGGGTTCTCGAAGGCAACCACGATCTACGGCCGCGGACATACCTCAGCGCCAAGGCGCCGGCACTGGCCGAGTACGCCGACGAATTCCACTTCTCCAAGCTGCTGGATTTCGACGGCTTCGGCATCGATCTGACTCCACCGTTTCACAGGGTGGGGCCGGATACCGGGCTCATTCATGGGCACGAGATCAAGGGCCTTTCCAGCATTGCCGGTACGACGGCTTACGCGCATGCCAGCAAGGCCGTGATGAACCTTGTGATGGGGCACACTCACCGGCTCGGCGTGCGACGTCAGGGCCCAAGCCATCTCGGGGGAATGCGCTGGGGCTTTGAAGTCGGGCACATCATGGACCCGCGGAAGGCTCAATACCTTGGTCCTGGTGCCGTCGCCAATTGGCAATCGGGCTTCGGGATTCTCTACGTCGGAGACCACGACGTGTCGCCGTATCCAGTGGATATCCGGCGAGACGGGTCCTTCGTAGTTGAGGGAACAAGGTACGGAAAGATTACGCGGGGTGCTGGGGGGCGCTTCGCAAAGCGGGGGGATGCAGCATGACCGAAATTGACTGGGAAAACATGGCGAAGGTGGCGGATAAGGTGGCTGCTTCCGTTGCCCGCTCGTGGAGCGTGGTGGAGAAGGACGACGTAAAGCAGGCAATTCTCTTGCACGCCTACGAGCGTCGGCCGATGCTCGAAGCGCACTACGAGAACGAAGCCTTCATCTGGCAGTTCTGCCGCAAGGTGGGGACCCAATTCGCTTCTGCCGAGCGAGATGCCAGGGACGTGCAGGACGGCCGTTACTACTACACGCCTAGTGAAGCAAAGATGGCACTCTCCACCTTTGTTTACTCCGATGAGGAAATGGGGGGCATGGTCGGGCGAGAGGACGACCTTCTTGCCTGCCGAATCACTGACAGCCTTATGTCGGCCCGCCTCGATGCCTCTATAGCCCTCAACCGGCTTCCTCAGCAGACACGAGCCGTTCTGATGAAGCGGTACGTATACGGCCTTCCTCCGGAGAGCGACACGGAGCGAAAGGCCAGCAACCGAGGGCTTGATGTCCTCGCACGTCAGATGAACCGGGATCTCCGAAAGGTGACTGCATGAGCTTCCCGAATCCGTTCGATGGCGCCTCCCCGTGGGGCGAGCCGAAAACTCCCAAGGAGAACACGCCTATGACCGATGCTGTTACCGCTGTTACCCAAAATCCATTCCGGATCGGAATTACCCTCAAGGCAGCCGCGGGTTACGACGCGGAATGGCTCACGCCGACCGTGTTCGGCGCCACAGCGGACGAGACCGCTAAGCGCGTCCGGGAGCTGGTGCAGGCGCTTGCCGACAACGGCGTCATTGAGCTGGTTTCCAGCGCGGCCGTGAAGATGCGCGACACCCACCAGCCTCCGGCCGGCAGGGGTGGCAACTCCGATCCGAAGACCTTCCAGGGCGGCAAGGTCCAGTCGGCCGCTCCTGCGGCCCCTGCGGGCGACAACTGCCCGCACGGTCGGACTCTGCGCGAGGGTCAGGGCGCGAAGGGCGCTTGGGCTGCCCTGTTCTGCAATGCGCCGAAGGGCAGCGGCTGCGATCCGCTGTGGCGACAGAAGGACGGCTCTTTCTCCTAAGAGCTAACCGCTACACGTAGGCACCTGACAGGGGGGCCGGGGATTTCCTCGGCCCCCTTTTCTTTTGGAGTCATATGGCGACAGGAATCAAGTCGCGGGGTGACGTAAGCACGGGCGCGTAGCGCCGTGAACGGGGGTCGGGGGGATTCTCAGACTACTTGACCTTTACTGCTGCCAGGGGGGCGCAGGAAAGGGGTACAGCAATGCCGGTTTTGAAGTCGTGGGCGTGGACGTCTTTCCTCAGCCTCGATACCCATTTGAGTTCGTACGAGCTGAGGCAATTCAGTTCCTCCTCACGTATGGGCATCGTTTCGACTTCATACACGCTTCGCCGCCATGTCAGCTCTATAGCAAGACTCAACGCATCATGCAGAACGACCACCCAGACCTATTGGGGCCGACCCGTGCAGCTCTAGAGGCTGTCGGAGTCCCGTGGGCGATTGAGAACGTCATGGGTGCAGTGGACGAAATGAGAAATCCGGTCCTTTTGTGTGGCGCCTATTTCCGGCTCAACACCTACCGGCATCGGCTCTTTGAAACGGGGGGTTGGGACTTGCCGCAGCCCGAACACCCCGCCCACACAAGACGGCAAACAAAGATGGGCCGCAGACGGAAGCCCGACGAGATGGGCTATTACGTCGGCAACTTCATCGGCGTCGATGACGCCAAGGAAGACCTTGGCGTTCCTTGGATGTCCCGCGAGGGAATTCGTGAGTGCATCCCGCCTGCCTACGCGGAGTACGTAGGAAAGGTATTTCTTGAGCAACTGGACTAGACGGGGGAGGTCTCTTGAAGCAGCTCGCATATCGGCTGAAGGGTCAGCCGATCTCCATTCGGGTTGTCGACACAGAGAGGGACCTCCCCGAGTTCGAGGAGTTCATCTCTCGGCATCGCATCCTCGGATTCGATACAGAGACGACGGGGCTCGACTGGTGGGCCTCTGACTTCCGGTGCCGGCTGGCACAGTTCGGCACTGGAGCAGAGACCTGGGTCATCCCCGTGGAGAAGAGCCCTGCTTTCGCTGAAGCGGTCCGTAGGGCCCTTCTCAGCCTTGAATGGCTGGTTGCCCACAACGGGACCTATGACCTTCACGTCGTGGAATCCACGCTAGGAATCCCCATGGAGGAGCTTTCTCCGAAGATGTGGGATACCAAACTCTTGGCTCACCTTGTTGACCCGAGGGCCGTGAAGGAAAAGGGCCCTGGTCTCAAGCTGGAAGAACTGACGAAGTTCTACGTCTGCGAGAAGACCGCCGAAGAGGTCAAGGGCTCTATTACCGCTCTGGCCAAGAAGTACAAGACCACGAAGGAGAAGATTTGGAAGCTGGTCGAGTTGTTTGATCCGGACTTCTTGCTGTACGCGGGAATGGACCCGGCTCTTGCATACCGACTATTCCAGATCCTCTATCGGCTGGTTCCGGCTCGATCTAAGGCACAAGGACTCATTGGCTGGGAGCACCGGCTTGCTCATGTGACCGCCAAGATGGAGCGAACCGGCTATCTCCTGGATGTCGAGTACGCCGAAATGCGGTGTGGGGAACTCTCGGCGGAGCAGGAGAGATGGGAAGCGGTTGCTAAGACGTTCGAGGTCGAGAACGTCAACAGCAATCAGCAGTTGATTGAAGCCTTCACGCGTTTCGGTGTGAAGCTCACCAAGAGGACTAAGCCCAGTAAGAATCATCCGAATGGCCAACTGGCCATGGATGACGACGTACTCACCGGACTGAAACATCCTTTGGCAGATGCGGTGGTGCAGGCGAAGAAGGCCGGCAAGTGGCGGAAAACGTGGTTTGAGAGGGCGCTCAAGGGTCGGGACGCCAACAACCGCGTACACGCCTCCATCAATTCACTACAGGCCCGTACCTCTCGGATGAGCATTTCAGGGAGCATCCCGGCGCAGACATTCCCCTCGGGGGACGGCTACGTACGGCACATGTTCCTCGCCGATGAGGGGCACGTCTCGTGCTCCATCGACTTCGGCAACATGGAATTGCGTTACCTGGCCGCGTTCTCTCGCGACCCAACGATGTTGAACGCATTCCTTAACGGCCTGGATCTGCACCAGATCACCGCTGACGCTGCGGAAGTCGCCCGGAAAATCGGCAAGATGGCGAATTTCCTCACGGTCTACGGGGGCGGCTGGTCTGCCCTCATGGAACAAGCCCACGTCGATGAGGAGACAGCTCGGAAGGTTCTGGGTGCCTTTGCCAGGACGTATCCGGGTGTCGGTGGGTTCGGTAAGCGTCTGGCGGACGAAGCCCGTAGAACCGGCTTCGTCTACACAGCCACAGGAAGACGCCTGCCGGTTGACCCCGGTAAGTGGTTCCGGGCCCTTAACTATTTCGTGCAGGGCGGCTCTAGGGATGTAACCGCCAGGGCCCTGCTGGAGCTTGATAAGGCCGGATTCACGCCGTACATGCGGCTGCCTATCCACGACGAGATCGTTTTCAGCTTCCCGGAGAAGGAAGCCGTGGAGCTGTCTCGTGAGGCGGCAAAGCACATGCAGTTCCCGGTACAGGGGCTCTTGATTCCGGCTGATGCCGAGATCGGTGGACGCTCTTGGGGGAGTGTCTTGGAGCTGGAAGATAGCAAGCATTAGAGGGGGAGCGTGCGCTGCATTGCTGAGGGAGAGGGATGGAGTTGCGAGCGTGCTGCAAATTGCAAATTGATGTGCAATGCGCACTATAGGCAGAAAAGGAGTGGGCGCAAGTGGAAGCCTGTTCAATTCTATCGGGCGCCGGGAATTGACCCTGAGGGCTTCAGGACTTGCTCAGGGTGTCGAGTCCGAAAGCCGGAAGGGGCGTTCTACGGAAAGGGTTCCGGGCTCGCGTCGCAGTGTAAGGAGTGCTACGGCATAAGGGCTCAGCGTAAGAAGGAATCCTTGAAGGAGTCTGACCCGGACACTTATTCTGCGGTAATTCGGCGGAAACACCTGATGCGCTGGTTCAAGATTACTCCTGAGGAATTTGGCGCCCTGTTGGAGTATCAGGGGGTCGCGTGTGCCCTTTGTGGTTCGGTGGAGCACGGAGGGCGAAACTGGAACATAGATCACGATCACGATTGCTGCCAGACAAAGAAGTCTTGTGGTCAGTGCATTAGAGGGCTTCTGTGTGCTTCCTGTAATGGCTGGCGCCTTCCGGCCTACGAGAACGGGCCGGAGCACTTGAAAGACTCGCCTCTGGTGAATGGGTATCTGGCAGATCCGCCCTATAAGAGGTGGGTCCTGGAACTTGAAGACAGCAAGCACTGAGGAGACATGATGGGCGATAGCGAACAGAGCGAGAACGGGCAGAACTCCGAAGCCGCAGGGACCTTTGAGGACCTGATTTCGGGCATCGAGACCCAGATGAACGCGGCCCGGCTGGAAAAGCAGGGGGCCTTTGCCGTCACAGCGGCCCGCATCTCCGGGACAGTGCTCGTTGAGGCGATGGCGGCCGGGGTCCCTCACGAGCTTGCTAAGGAGATGGCGGCCGACACGTGGAACTCCCTCATGGGCTTTCAATCGCCCATCGTGGAGGACACAGAGGCACAGGGCTGATCCGTCTACTCGTTACTGGCTCGCGGACGTGGACTGACCCCGACCTCATACAAGGGGTCATTGGGGAAGTGCTCTGGCTCAGGAGGCTCAGGCCCCGTGATCTTCTGCTGATTCACGGGGCCTGCCCTCGGGGGGCCGATGCCATGGCCGACCAGTTCGCGCGCGACATCGGGATGAGCGTCCGCCGGCACTCGGCTGACTGGGGCACCTACGGCAAGCGAGCCGGGTTTCTGCGGAACGCCGAGATGGTTCGAGCTGGAGCCGACTTGTGCTTTGCCTTCATCAGAGGTGGCAGTGCGGGGGCTTCCATGACTGCCGACCTAGCCATCAAGGCAGGAATACCAACTGAAGTCTTCAAACAGGGGGATTGATGTCTGACGAGATGGAAGAACGCTGCGGACCTTGGCAAAAGGATCTGGAGGGCCTCCCCTACGCCTCCATCGTTCCGGACCGAACTCCGGCTCTCAAGTATCACGTTGGCCTTGCCCGAGCGAAGGCCGCTGTGGCTTGGGAGCGGCCTTCTCGGTACAACCGCGATACCCAGCGGTTTGAGTACCGAGGCGTTCGCGGTGGCGAGATCTACGAACGGGATGGGCACTCCTGGAAGCTCCTTCACCGAGTGGAGGCGGGGACGCTTCCGGAAGACCTTCCATGGAGGGTGGATGCAAGGGGCGGGCATGCGGTGGCTCTGGAGAACGACTGTGAGTGAGCCCAGGCAGAGTGAGGAGCGGTATGGCTTCCGCTGAGCGCCCGTCGTGGGATGACTGGTCTCTCGGGATCGCTGATGCGGTTGCGCCTCGGGGGGACTGCACTCGCTCGCGGGTGGGTGCGGTCCTCCTGGACCGTAGACGGCGCGTCGTGATGTCGGGGATGAACGGCACCGTCCCGGGCGAGGCCGGATGCCTGTCGGGTGCCTGTCCTCGGGGGCGGACCACGTATGACCAGATCCCCGCTGGCAGCGACGACGGGAACTGCATTGCGATCCACGCCGAAGAGAACGTACTGATCAACGCGCCACGTGAAGACCTGGAGGGCGGCACGGTCTACATCACTCGGGCCCCCTGCTACCGATGCCTGCAACGGCTCAAGTCTGCGGGGGTGTTCCGGATGGTCTGGCGGACCGAGACGGGCTGGGACGCCAAGGTTTTGGAGTGGGGGAACCGAACATGAGCGCAGCTATCCGGCAGAGGAGGGCAATGACCCATTGTCCTGATCAAGAGACTTGTCCGCCCGCTCCGGGCGAGGTGGTCACGCACTGGCAAGAGGCCGAGTGGACAGAGGCTCAAGAGTTGCGTCTAGCCCGCCTGTTGTTTGGCCACCTGGCAGAACCAGTCCTCTGACCAGCCGACTTGACATCTGATCACTGAACATCAACGAACGCGGTACGCTACAGCCACACATGGGTGACCCCGGCAGCGCGCCAACGCCCCGGGGTCTGGCCAGTCTGGAGGGACTGACATGGGTAAGGCTACCCTTGCGCGCCGTCGCACCGCACGTGGGACCGTGGTCCGCGTTGCGATCTATCTCCGTGTCTCGACCGCTAAGCAGGTAGAGGGCTTCGGCCTGGACGCCCAGGACGACATGTGTCGGGCCTGGCTTGATTACCGGATCGGCAAGGGCAAGTACAAGATCCACAAGGCGTATGTGGATGGTGGTGTGTCGGGTAAGAAGGCGTCCCGACCGGCTATCGATGAGATGACCGACGCCATTGAGAAGAACCTCATAGACCTGGTGGTCTTCGGCAAGCTCGACCGCATCGGCCGGACCATGGAGGACATCCACCTCTGGGTCTTCAACGCCACGAAGCACCACAAGATCCGTGTTGCCACTGCTGACAACCGTCTCGACTCCGATGACGAGATGTTCGGCATCATGCTCAGCCTGCTCTCTTACATGGCAGAGCTGGAGCACACGCTGATCCTGGAGCGCACTTCCGGTGGACGTGATCAGAAGCTGGCCGCTGGCGGCTGGCCGCTGGGGCAGCCGCCGTACGGCGTGACTCTGTCGGGTAAGGGCAGCAAGGCCGTACCGGTCCTCTGTGAGGACGAGGTCAAGGTGATCCACATCGCCGAACACCTCATTGTGGATCTCGGGTACACCCGCGATGAGGCTGCCAACCACCTGAACAATCTTGGTCTGAAGACCCGCAGCGGTAAGGAGTGGACCGGGGCCAATCTCGCCAAGCGCATCACCTCCACTGCCCTTGACGGGTATGTCGAGTTCCGCATTGAGCGCACCACGGACGATGACGAGGAGAGGCAGTTTGAGGTCTTCCGCATTGAGGTGCCGAAGCCGATCAGCGATCCGAAGCGCGTTGCGGCGCTGCGGAAGGCTGTGAACCGCAGGTCCTTCAAGAAGAAGAACCTGAACCACTACCTCTTCACGGGTCGGCTGTACTCGATGTGCGGTGCCCACTACACGGGCGGGAAGTCGGCTGACGCGCAGATTGGCTACTACCGGTGCATGGGCAAGCGCATGGGCCTGGAGTGCCAGTGTTCCGAGCTTCCGGCGCCTGATGTCGAGAAGAGGATTTGGTCTGAGATCGAGGCCCTTCTCTCCGACAAGCAAAAGTTCCGGGATTTGGCCGCGAAGTGGCTGGGGTCGATCCCGGCGCGTGCCGAGTCATACCGCAAGCGCCTGGCGGAGCTGGATGCCCAGATTGAGAAGAAGAGGTCCAGCAGGAAGGGCCAGATTCTCGCCAAGCTGACCGCCCTGTTTGAAGACGAACTGGGCGAGGGCGCTGGAGACGAGATCGATGAGGAGACGATCAAGGAGGTGAAGCAGGCGTTGAAGCAGAAGGAGGACGAACTGACCGAAGAGCGTGAGCGGGTTGCCCGCTGGCTCCGGGAGGCTGAGGAGCAGGAGAAGCGAGCCGACGAGATCATTGCGATTGTCGAGACTCAGGCGCCGTCGATGGAGTCGTTCACCGTGGCTCAGCGCAGGGAGCTGCTTGACCTTCTCGATGTCCACGTGGAGGTGATCGGCAAGGGTCAGCCTCGCCGGAAGGGCATCGCCGATCCGCTGACCGAGTGGCACCGTGAGACGGGCACCCTGGTGCCGATGAAGCTGACGGATGAGGCTTGGGAGACGGTAGCCCCTCTTCTGCCCGCCTCGCGGCAGCAGGGCGCGCCTGTCCGTGAGGTCTTCGACGCGATCTCCTGGAAGCTGCGTACCGCTGCGAAGTGGTCTGAGGTCGAAGTCTCAAAGGGGGCTTGGAGCGCGGTGTACCGCCGTGCTGAGGCGTGGCGAACTGGCGGGCAATGGGAGGCCGCCACGGCGGCTCTGAGGTGGTCTGGCGGGGTTCCCGTTCCCCCGCTGATGCTCCTGCCCCCCATGGTGGTGACGGGCAGCATCTCGCCGAAGTTCGCAGCTCTGGGGCTGGACACTGAGAGCGTGGACGACTGCAACCAGAACCACACCCACGAACAGTCTTCCCGGAGATGA